TATTTACTTTCATTGATCCAAGCAATAGAGACATGGAGGTAACTAATTGGCACCATAAAGTTCATTCTTTTCTTGGCATTCCAATTAATTATTTTCAAATAGATTACAGGCTTATTAATCATGGAGGAGCAATGGAAAAGGCTATTGCTTTATTCAAAAAGCAAGTTGATTATTTTTGTTTTATAGATAACGACTGCTTGCTTCTTAGAAAAGAGGTGCCACAAGAAATATATGAAAAGCTAAAAGATAAAAAAACAATCTTTGGCGGATGCCAAAATTCTAATCACATTCATATAAATCCAACTCACCCATTTGTACAACCTAGTTCATTCTGTATCTCGACAAAGCTTTATGAAGCTCTTGGAAATCCTCATTTAGGGGATTATATAAAAAGATCTGATACTTGCGAAGAGGCTACTTGGCTATGCCAAGAAAATGGTTATACCGTTTGCATGGTCTATCCATCTCATTATAACGAATTAACGGACGAAGAATGTAGTTCAAGCGGAAACCCAAAGAGATGGAGACTTACAGATACTTTGTATTATGGTCTTGGAACTACATATGGCGATACTTTTTTCCATGCAGGGATGCAAGGATTACCAAGAAGCAAGCAAGTATTTATAAATAAATGTAAAGAAGTACTTAGTAAAGGTAAAAAATGTTTAGAGGGAGTTGTTACCTGCGTTGGATATGGAGATATACTAGAGCTTACTTTGCCTAAAAATAAAAAACACTTTGATAACCTAATTGTAGTTACAGATCTAAAAGATTCTAGAACAAAAGATGTTTGTGACAGAAACGGTGTAAACTGTATTCAAAGCGATATCTTTTATTCTAAACGAACTGTATTTAATAAAGGAGGAGCCATAAATTTAGCTTATGCTAATTTAACGTATTTTGATTGGTGTATAAATTTGGACGCAGACATTATCCTTCCTGATAATTTTAGACATTCGTTCATGGCTCATGATTTAGATGAAAATGAACTATATGGTGTACCAAGAAAGTTTGTTTGGAATTACGAGCAGTATAAAAAATTGGAAGACAATACTTTTCTAGACGAGGAGCTTTTAACTTTAGACGGTATTGGAGTTGGGTATTTCCAAGCATTTAACTTTAAATCTAATAAAATAAAGCATCTACCCAAAAACCAATTATACTTAGACAGCAATACCGCAGAACAAGTAGACATTGAATTTTTGTATAATTTTTATCCACCTCCCTCTCCAAAGGTGCCAAGAATGTTTTTTGATGTAATACATCTAGGGCCACCCGGAGTATTCAATAATCTAAAACTAAATTCAAAACTAGCTTCTTTGAAAGGGTTAGAGTTTAAAGATTTTCCAAATGTAAACGATGACGAGTTCTTTAAAGACTATCCTGATATTTATAATCACAAGAACAAGCCAGAACAAAAGTATAATCAATATTATAAATATTTCAAAAACTCAATTAATCATAGAGATTTCGTCTTTAGAATGTGCTTGGATAAGCTGAACAAAAAGCCAGCCAAAATCCTAGAGATAGGAACATCAAGAAGTCTAAACGGTAAAGCTGGTGACGGGTGGTCAACTTTGTTTTGGTGCGAGTATGTGGCTCAGTATGGCGGCGAACTGAATGTTTGTGATGTTGATCAAGCAGCAATAAACGTAAGTAAACTGTTGACTGAAAATTATCATAGTTCAATAAATGTAAATTTCTTCTGTGAAGATGGAATTAAGTATATAGATAATACTTATGATTTAATTTTCTTAGACGGATCTGATTGCCCGTATCAGATGTTGGAGCAGTTTGAAAAAATCGACAGAACAAAAACTATAATTCTATGTGATGACTTCCATGTAAAAGGAACAGTTGTAAGAGAAAAATATAAGGACTTTAAGTTAATTAAAGTAAACGAAATACACGAAATGGCAATCTACAACAAAATCTAATTATTAAATGATAATAGCAAACATAGAGCTTTCTGAAAACGAAGACTATTCTCCATTTCATTCTAAAAGATACGGAGGCGGATCTGTTTTTGGCAAATATGCTTTGCCATTATTAAATAATCAAGAAACCAAATTCTATATCTATGGTAGACCTAAAAACTTTGAAAACGTTACTGAAGAAGAGGGCAAGTCAAATTGCATTGAATTAACTAACGAACAAGTAAAACTTCTTAAACAAGGCTATCCAGTAGCTAGAATAATTCCTAACGCTGACCGATGGGATATTATCGTTCACAATCAAGAGTCTTTTGCGTTTAATACACAAGGGTTAAAATGCAAACAGGTATGCTGGCTTGCTTTTGTAAACCAAACTATCTGGCCCTTAAATGATGCTGGATTTGTGTATTCTTATAATCAAAATCCAATTCTTGATCCTAATAGAACTAAATTAATGAAAGTTCAGATAGGAACTTTTGTACCCGAGTCATTTCAAGAATACGCAAAAGAAGACTATTTGTTCCAAGTAACAAGAATGGATTCTACAATGAATCCTATTAAAACAGTTAAACTTTGTAATAAATTTAAGATAAAAGGATATTTTGCGGGTCCAATTCTAAATAACTACCCACTATTGCAGCATATAGATAATGAAAATACTTTTTATATGGGAGTCTTGACTGAACAAGAAAAAATTAAAATGCTCAAAGGAGCTAGGCTCTTTGGTGGAATCCAAGATTGGGATACAATATGGAATTTAAGCTGCCATCAATCTTTAGCATACAACACTCCTTTAGTTTGTTATAAGCGTGGATTCTTTAATGAATTAATAGAAGACGGCGTAGATGGATTTTACTATAATGATAACGAAGACTCTTTCTTTGAAATATGGGAGAAAAGCAAGAAGATTAAGCAACAAGATTGCTACAAAAAAGCTTTAAAATTTTCAGAAAAAGAAATGGTCAATAGTTTTTATCAAAATTTTAGAAAATTATTAAACGTATGAAAATAGTAGCTCTAATAGTTTGTGATGACCATTTATATTCTGGCGGCTACAAAACAATTAACTCTTTAAAACACTTCAACCCAAATATAGAAGTTGCGCTATATAACACAAAAGAAATACAAAGAGTAAAACAAAAGCACAGAATACCTGACAATCTTTGGTTTTCTGCTCCTTTCTTTTGTTACGATTACATAGAAAAAAATGATAAACCAGATATTTTAATTAAACTAGGAGCCGATTGTATTGTACTAGATAATATAGAAGAAATTCTAAATCTAAATTATGATGCAGCTTCTGCTAGAAATGACCCAGATCAAGTTGGAGACAGATACGAAAAACATAATCGACCAGATATAATAAGAGATATTCCTAATCATGAATGGGTTAATGCCGATTTCGTTTGTATTAAGAATTTTGCCTTTTTAAGAGATTGGCTACTATTAACTGATGACTATAAAGAAGGTAGGAGAGTAGCATTAAATAAATATGGCAAGATTTACGCTGGAGATGATATGTCATCTTTAAACGTAGTTTTTAGAAATTATGGGTATAATACTTTAATTCTTGATCCAAAAGGTTCAGATAAAATATATGGCTCTAGCGGAAACTGGAGTTACAGCATTTCAAACTGGGATAACTGGAAAGAGATTTATTTTAATGGACAAAAAAGTATAATGCCAGATGGAGGTAGAGGAACTGGAGATAGACAAATAAAGATTTTACATCAAGGTGGAGGAACTTGGGATCAGAAGCTAAACTTTAATTTATTTAATGAAGAGTTTAGGAAGCATATACGACTAGTAACAAAATATGAAAATTAATCCTTTAAAAAAGCGCATATTAGAAATATGCTATAAATACAAGATCTCTCACATTGGAAGTTTTGTTTCTGCTGTAGATATTATTGACGAAATTTTTTCCAAGAAAACAGAAGATGATATTTTTATTCTATCTTCTGGACACGCAGGTTTGGCTCTTTATGTAGTTTTAGAAAAGTATCTTGGATTAAATGCTGAAGGACTTTATCTTAAACACGGTCTTCATCCTCATAGAGACCTAGCTGATAAAATTTATTGCTCAACTGGAAGCCTTGGAACAGGAATAACAATAGGGGTTGGATCAGCAATAGCAAATAAAAATAAAAAAGTATATGTACTATCTTCAGACGGCGAATCCTACGAGGGCAGTTTTTGGGAAAGCTTAAACTTTATTTCTGAAAACAAGATAGACAATTTGTTTTTATATGTAAACGCAAACGGCTTTGCTGCGTATAAATCGGTAGATGTAGGAGAGTTAAAAAGAAAAATTGCGAGTTTTGATATTCAGACAGATAATAAAGTTAAAGTAGTAGAAACAGATTTTAGAGATATGCCTTTTCTAAATGGTCTTTCTGCACACTACAAAACGTTAACACAAGAGGACTGGGAACAAATTAAAGCGTATGATATATAATAACAAGCTATACTGGATTAATAATGTTAATGGTGCCGACTATTTGATGCTTGGCGTTGCCGCCATGCTGAGAAAGAAATTTAAAAAAGATCTAATTGGAGCGGAAATGGGAACTGCATATGGCGGTGGACCAGAAGCAGTTGGTAAACTATGGAAAGGAATTGGGCAAGTCCACGCTTTCGATACCTTTGAAGGCCATCCAGCACAGTTATCAGATGATCCGAATTCTTTTGAAGCTAGATGCATGGACAGGTGGTATGATAATAGATATGCAGGAAACGAAAGAATCCCCCATCTTACAGAAGAAATGCTTTCTTATGAATACCAAAGAAAAGTATTAGACGATCAAGGATTAAGTAATGTAATTTTGCATAAAGGTTTAATCGGAGAAGATTCTTTAAAAGATATACCTTATTTGCATTATGCTTTATTAGATATGGATTTAATAAAGAGCATGAGAATTGGATATGAAATTGTAAAAGATAAAATTGTCCAAGGAGGATTTCTTTGTTTGCACGATGTAATTCCAAACGGTCATATCGAAGGCTTGTACGAGCTATATCAAGAAATACTAAATGAAGGCAAATGGAAGACTGTAATCGAAGCAGAATCAAGCTATCTAATAGTTTTAAAAAGGCTATAAATGAGAAGACTATTTGCTCAATTACTACATGAAGAAATGAAGGTAAATAAAGATATTTATCTTCTTACTGCCGATTTAGGGTTTGGTATGTGGGATAAAATTAGAGATGATTATCCTGACAGATTCTATAACGTTGGAGCGGCAGAACAATTACTAATAGGCGCAGGAGTGGGTCTTGCTTTGGAAAATAAAATTCCAGTTTGTTATTCTGTAACTTCTTTTCTGCTCTGTCGCCCATTTGAATGGATTAGGAACTATGTAAACCATGAACAAATTCCCGTTAAACTGTTAGGAGGAGGTTTAAATGAAGATTATGGAAACTTAGGATTTACTCATCATTCTAATGATTACAAAGATATACTAAATCTATTTCCAAATATTCAAAACTTTATCCCAAACGATAAAGAAGAACTAAAGAACAGCTTTAAAGAATACTTGTTTAATTCGAAACCAGCCTTCATGGGAATAAAAAGAGAATCTCACTGAGTTAAATGAATAAATATAATAAAATCCAAATCTATCTTCGCCAATTTTCTGGTCTTAGGAACAACCCAGACAGACCTGATTGGTTTAATACAGAAAAAGTCTTCGTCAATTTACTAAATACAATAAATCAAAGTTGCTCTTTAACTGTTTGTTTTGAAAGAGAGGAGGATTTTAATAGTCATTTTATTTCAAAATACTATAACAAAAATGGAAACACTTTTAAACTAGTTTTTATAAGCACGAAAAATAAGACCAGAGAAACATTTTCTGAAGAATCTTGGAGTCATTCTGTAGCTGCAACATCTGAAGTAATTCTTCAAGATATACAAAATGGTGTTATTGCAGATGATTGTTTGATTTATATTTTAGAAGAAGACTATTTGCACCTGCCATACTGGCCGCAGATAACATTAGATCTTTTTAATAATTTTATTTCAAATAATGATTACGTTTGTTTATACGATCATAATGACAAGTATATTTTCAGACAAACAGAGTCTACAATTAATAATTATAATTTAGAGAAGCATTGGGGAATGTATAGAGACTTGAAGTCTGAAATTATTGTTTCAAACGCTAGACATTGGAGAAATTTACCAAACTGTGGGCTATCAATGATCATGTCAAAATCTCTGTTTTTAAGAGACCAAGAGGTTTGGATTAAAGGATATTCGGACTGCGAAATTGGATATCAATTACTGACTAAACACAAAACAAACTTTTGGACTCCTATGCCAAGCGTTTCAACTCATTGCATTAACCCATTCCTAGCCCCTCTTGTTGATTGGAAAAAAGTAATAAACTAATGAAAGAAGGCAAAAATTTCAAAGTATTAGGAGTCAGACAGTCTCTAATTGGAGACTGCATAATGAGTTTACCAGTTTTGCAATTTGTCGAAAAGCGTAGACCAAACAGTTATAAATACTGGCACGTTGCTAAAAAGTGTTCTCAGTCTGCTCCTTTATTTTATAATCATCCTTTAATTGATAAAATAGTAATTACTGATTGCGAAGAAGGCTTTGGCCCTAAAGATATAGAACTAGCCAAGCAATGCGATTTTGTATTTAATACAACTCCACAACACCCATTTGGAGAGTGCTGGCATGATCATAGGAATATGCTTCAAGAAACTTGGGTAATGGCAGGTATTGATTTAAAAGAATTTGAAGCTCTAACAGAAGAAGAAAAAACTCCATCTCTTACAAAATGGTTTAATACCAACAGAGAATCAAACACAATAGCAGTCCATTGCTTCGCTGGATATGGAAGAGATAACCACAGAAGCCCAAACAAAGAATGGTGGGCTGAATTAATAGAATCATTAACTAAACAAGGGTTTAAAGTTATTAGATTAGGACATCCAAAAGAACCAGAACTTACAAAATGTAATGATTTGCGTCACTTATCTTTTCTTGAGCAGATCCAAATAGCTTTAGGATGTGATATGTATATAGGCACAGATTCTGGATTTTCTTTAGTCATGGGAGCATATTCTCACCCTCAAATAACATTGCTTACAAATTGGAACGTAAACCATTTTCAAAATCCAACTTGTTTGCAGCCAATTAACAAAAACAACATAAGCCTATTTAATGAATTTATAAAAGGCGGATGCTCTGGAATATCTAAAGATAAAGTTTTAGAAAATATTAAAAATTTACTATAATAGTCTATGTATCAATATCCTTTACAAACAGACAACTTTTCTCTACTAGATAGAATTAAGGCAGCTTTATTTGTTGTTAATAAGAAGAATCGTCTCACTACTGGGCCTAAAGTTATTGAACTAGAGAAAAAGTGGGAACAGATCGCAGGACCGAATACTAAATGTGTAGCTGTTTCTTCTGGTTCAACCGCCAATCATCTTTTAGTAGAGACTTTCATCCAGAGTCTCAATCTTGACCCAAAGGATATTACTGTTTTTGTCCCTTCAACAACATGGGCATCATCTATAAGTCCTTGGATAATGAGAGGATGTAAAGTAGTTTTTGTAGACATTAATCTAAATGATTTTAGTTTTGATTATCAGCAGTTAGAAAAGAAACTAGAAAGCACAAAGAATTCTAAAAAAGTTAAGGTAATCTGGCCTACTGCTTTAATTGGTTTTATTCCTGACATTAAAAAGCTAACCGAATTAAAAGAAAAGTATAACGCTTATCTATTTGCTGATCTCTGCGAAACAACAATGGGAGAATATCTTGATAAGAATATTCTTCGTTGTTTTGACATGACAACGACTTCTTTCTTTTGGGCGCATCAAATCTGCGGTATTGAAATGGGTATGCTGTTCATGCAAGAAGATTTTATTAAGAACAGCGAGTTCTATATAAATGCTCAAATGATCCGAAGCCACGGATTAACTAGAGTTCTACCAAAAAACAATGTAGTCAGACAAGAAATAGAAAAAGACAATCCAGAAGTCGATCCTGAATTTCTGTTTTATAAAGTTGGAACAAATTATAGAACAACAGATCTAAACGCTTTTTTTGCCTTGATGGATACTGAAAGATATTATGACTATATAAATCAAAGAAAAGAAATTTGGCAATATTTTGTATCCAAGCTCCCAGTTGAATACAAGAAGCTTAATCCAGATATCGTTCCATTCTGTCTTCCGCTAATAACAGAGAGTAAATCAATTAAACACATAAAGAAGATATTAAACTTAAACGGCTGGGAGACTCGACCAGTAATTTGTTACCTTCCAATCAATCCAGCGTTCAAAGAGTTTGCAAAAGGAGAAGTTTTCCCTAATAGCGAATTCTTAAATAGAAACGGATTCTATGTTGGTTTAAATAAAGACGTAAAACGCGAAGACATAGATAAACTAATCAATCTTTTATAAAATGATTAATATTTGCACAGACGAGGCTTATGCTTTTGATTTCTTAAGCATATTACAGATAAAGAGCGACCGCTCAGATCAAGCGAAAGAGACTTGGCAAAATTGCTATAATTATATAAAAGCTCAATTACCTAAAGATTTATTTATTCAAATTATTAACTCCCAAGAATATGAAAATATGGTATCAGTTAATAAGAAAACTTTTGATGCTGTTGAGCTTGCTAGATATGGTAATATCTCAGCAAAAGAAGTCGATAGCGCAAATATGGAACGGCATTACGCGAAAATAGCATTACAAAAAAGATTTTTTCTCACTAATCTAACAGAACAAAAAACATGAAAAATGTAATTATTACCGGAATCTCAGGACAAGATGGGTCTTACATGGTGGACTATCTTATTGAGAATACTAATTTTAATATCTTTGGAGCAGTAAGAAGGATTTCTAAACCTAACTATTCTAATTTTGAACAACATCTTGATAACAAAAGGTTTAATCTAATCACTCTTGATCTTTCAGATTCTCAATCAGTTGATAATGCGGTAAGAGAAGTTAAGCCTGATTATTTTATTAATTTTGCTGCTCAATCTTTCGTTGGATCAAGCTGGCAGATTCCAGAACAAACATTTGACGCAGGTGCGATGGGTGTTATAAGATGTCTTGAGGCAGTCCACAAACACGCTCCTCATTGTAAATTTTATAATGCTGGAAGTTCTGAAGAGTTTGGAGATGTAAAGTACGCTCCTCAAGACGAGAAGCATCCTCTTTCTCCAAGGTCTCCTTATGGAGCCGCGAAATGCGCTGCAAGACATATAGTTAAAGTATATCGTGAGTCTTATAATCTTTTTGCAATTCAAGGTTATCTTTTTAATCATGAATCTCCAAGAAGAGGAGAAGAGTTTGTTACTAGAAAAGTAACTAAAGGAATTGCTAGAATTAATAAAGCTATTCAAAAAGGAGAATCTTTTGAGCCAATTCGTCTTGGAAATGTTGACGCGAAGAGAGACTGGAGCCATGCTTTTGACTTTGTGGACGGCGTGTGGAAGATGTTGAACCAAGAAAAGCCAAATGAGTATGTTCTCTCTAGTAATGAAACTCATACAATTAGAGAATTTATTGAACTCGCTTTTAAAGAAGCAGGAATAGAAGGATTTTGGCATGGGCAAGGAACGAATGAAGAGTACTCTATTTCGACTGAATACGCCATCAAGAATGAAGTCAACTCATCTGTACTGGTCAAAATCGATCCAAAATTCTTCCGCCCCGCAGAGGTTGATTTGCTCCTTGGAGACTCAAACAGGGCCAGACAAGAACTAGGTTGGAATCCGAAATGGTCTTTCCATCAGTTAGTAAAAGACATGGTAGCTGCGGATATTAAAGAATCATAATGTCAACTCATCAAACTATTGTTGAAAAATTTGTAAGAGAAAAAGACATAAACTGGGCCAGAGACATGAAAACTGCCTCAAGGCTCTTAAAAAAATTTCCAGATAGAGACTTTTGGGATTGGGTTGAGCCATACCCAACAGTCAGCAATCTTGCGTTTTTGCAATCTGAAAAAAATTTAGAAATACTAATTAATAGATATCAGCTATTTCTTCAGCAAAAAGACCTCAAAGACTCCAAAGAAAAGCTCAAAGAAAGCTTTGACTCAAAGCTTGCGGTCAGCTATAATGAACTAAACGGCAAGGTGGGCGAAGACATCCCCATTGTAAAAAAGCCCAAAACTTTAAAAGAATTCCTGAATTATGGCGAGACCTCCGAAACAACAGCAACCTGAAGAAAAAGTATCAACCGTTGGAGCTTCAAGCAGACTCCAAGCAATTTTAAATAACAAAGATCATAAGGATGATCATTTTAATTTCGAAGAAGCAGTTACTTGGAAGATCTCAACTGGCAGTCTTCTATTAGACGCAGCAGTAGGTGGAGGCATTACCCCTTCTCTAATTCGTCTTTGCGGACCAAATAACGAAGGCAAAACTCCACAAGCTTTAGAGATTTGCAGAAATTTCCTTGCAGAGATTCCTAAGAGCAGAGTGGTTTGGGTGTTGGCAGAGGGCCGTTTATCTAAAGAGAACAGAGAGCGTTGCGGCATGAAGTTTGTCACCGACGCTTCTGAATGGACTGATGGTTCAGTTTTTATTCTTGAGTCTAATGTTTATGATTTAGTAATTGACGTTATTAAAGATCTCGTTCTTAATAATGCAGAAGATCATCGTTATTGTTTTGTAATTGATTCGATGGATGGTCTTATCTTGAAGAGAGACAAAGACACTAGCCCAGCAGACGCGAGCAAGGTCGCGGGAACTCAAGTCATCAGTAAAAAGCTTTTGCAGTCACTAAGTATTGGAATGTTCAAGCATGGTCACTTGATGATTGCTATTAGTCAGATTACTTCTGAAATTAAGATTGATCCTTATGCTAAGAACGCCCCAAGAGGAGGAATGTTTAGCGGCGGAAATGCTCTCTTGCATTGGGCAGACTTCATCCTAGAGTATAGTCCAACTGCAATGGGAGATTATATTCTTGACAACCCATCTGGCAAAATGAATGATGGTAAGACTAAATCAATTGGAAAATATTCCAAAGTGATGATTCAAAAGTCTACCAGTGAAGCTACTCGCAAGAATATTATTCAGTATCCAATTAAGTTTGGCAAAAAGCCTTCTGGCATTTGGGTAGAGTATGAAATTCTTGATTGCTTGTTGATGTGGGATCTTGTCGTTGCAAAAGGCGCGTGGATCACTGTCGATGATTCTCTAATTGAAGAGTTGAAGACGGTTGGAATTGATATGCCAAAGCAACATCAGGGAAGAGAAAACTTCAGGAAGTGGCTTGAAGAAAATACTGACGCTACGAAGCATTTGTTCAATAAGCTCAAAGCCGTTCAATCAAAATGAAGCTTTATTCTGTAACCGGCAGAATAATTAACAAAAATGTTTCCCAATTTTTAATAGATTGGGAAAAAGAGTCTCGTTCTAAAATTCAATTTCAAGTAAAGCAATTCTTGAAACCATTTTGGAAGACTCATGTTTGTTACGAAGAGTTCCCGGTATTTGGAAGTAGAATGAAGGTTGACTTCATTAATATCTCTCGCAAAATAGCGGTAGAAGTTAATGGCGACCAGCACTCTTCTTTCAATAAATTCTTCCATAATAACTCAAGATTAAATTACCTTAATTCTATTAAGAGAGACTACAAAAAAGCTGTGTGGTTAGAGAAAAATGGTTTTCAATTAATAGAATTAGAGACTAGCGACCTAAATAAATTAAGTTATGATTACATAAATCATACATTTAATATATCGTTAGTGTAATATAAGCTGTGGCTAAAAATAAAGAATTTCATTTCCCAGAAAGTATTCTATCACAGATAGATGAATGCTCGCAGGGAGGGTTCTTGCTGTTTACCTTTGACAAAAAGGGAATGCCAGAAGTAAGGTCTAAATTCGATAATGCACAGAACGCAATGGCGATGCATTATTATATTAATAATTGGCTTAGTGCTGTTGATCAGATTAATTTAGAAAATACTATTCACAACATTATTGCCTCTGATGAAGAAGACGGTGAAGACGAAGATGGTTCTGCTCAAAAATAACTCTTTTTTTGTTTAAATGAAGCTTTCCTCTATTAAAGTAGAGCAATCCTTGCTTGGTGCGCTCATTAAAAACTCAGAATCTTTTTATGATATAGATCACTTTATATCAGAAATTGATTTTACTAATGATGTAAATGGAACAGTTTATTCAGTTATTAGGCAACTTTGCAATGCTAAAGAGAAAATTGACAAAGTAATATTAGCTCAAAAGATTCAAAATCTTGGAATCTCATTTCAAGAAGATCTTGATATATATGATTATATTGATTGCCTTTCTTTAGCGGTTTCAAATAAAGAATCTGCTCTTAAATACGCTAAGGAGTTAAAGCAGTTTTCTATTCGGCGAGACATAAAAGGCATGGCTCAAAGAATAATAGAAACTGTTTCTACCAATCCTGAGAAAAATGCCAATCAAATAATAGCTGAAGTAGATTCTATATATGGCGAAAAGATTAATTCTTTTGATGCTACTGAAGAGATTAGGAATATCTTTGAAGACATAGAAGCTTTCATAGAAGAAAAAGGTAATAATCCTCAAGATGAAGCAGGTATAGAATTGCATTATCCAGAGTTTGCAAGACTCTATGGTGGTTTAAGAAATGGAAATGTCTATGCCATTGTAAGCCGCCCCGGTCAAGGCAAAAGCTCCTTCTTAGTTGAGATGTCTCTGGGAGCTTATTTAAAGAACAAAAAAGTCAGTGTTCTTTATCTTGATACTGAAATGTTCTCAGAAGACGTTAAGCTTCGTATTGCAGCAGCAAAGACAGGGGTGCCTTTCTGGTATATTGATACAGGAAACTGGCGTAAGAATGCTGAAATGGTCACTAAGGTTAGAGGCTTCTTAAAAGAATTCAGTAAATATAATTATACTCATCATTGTGTCGGTAATAAAAGTATTGATGAGATTATATCTTTCATTCGTAGATGGTATTATAGCAAAGTTGGAAGAGGAAACCCTGCTCTTATTTGCTATGATTACGTTAAACTTACCGGAGAAAAGGTAGGTCAAAACTGGGCAGAACATCAAGCCATCGGTGAAAAGATCGATAAACTTAAAAAGATTTCAGAAGAAATTAATGCCCCGCTATTCACTGCCATGCAAATGAATAGGGCTGGCGAAAACTTTAATAGAAACGCTGGAGATGTAACTGATGATAGCTCTGCGATTGCTCTATCTGATCGACTGCAATGGTTTTCAAGCTTTGTCGGAATTTTCCGAAGAAAAACTCTTGACGAAATAGAGCGCGACACCCCAGACTTCGGCACACACAAGCTGATAACCTTAAAAAGCCGTTTCCAAGGTAAAGATGCCGCTGGGCATCAAGATCTTCTTAGAAGAAGAAACGAACATGGCGATGAGCGTTATGTTCAAAACTTTATCAACTTTCAGATTAATAATTTTAGCGTAGAAGAGAGAGGCTCCTTGACTAACATTATTGAGAGAGAGCGTCAAACATTCTCATTGAATGATGCCAATCCCAATGATGGTGCTTTGTTATGAGTGACATAAAAGAAATACTTCAAAATATCGGGTATCAAAATCTTAAAGACTTCGGCGGCTGGTACAGAACTAGGCCGATCTATAGGAGTTCAGATAATGATACAGTTCTAGCAATCAATAAAAATACTGGTTATTGGTATGACTATAAACTATGTCGAGGTGGTAAGTTAAGTGAATTAGTTCAAATCACACTTAATCTAAATGATCTAGATTATGCAGATAAGATGCTCGCCGAGAAGTTTAACTTCACGGGAATTGTCGTAAACCAAGAAAAAAATACCATCAATCAAGTAAAGATTTACGATGAATCAATGCTCGTCAGTCTTGAAAAGAATCATGGATACTGGCTTAATAGAGGAGTCAAAGAAGAGATCGTAGCAGAGTTTAAAGGTGGAATAGCTAAAAAAGGAAACATGATTAATCGTTATGTTTTTCCTATTTACAATCCATCTGGTAAAATTGTAGGATTTAGCGGCAGAGCATTAGTTGATTCTAAACGTCCAGACTTTATCAAATGGAAGCACCTTGGCACAAAGAAAGAATGGGTTTACCCAGCGTTCTTTAGCAAAGATACTATATCTGAAAGAGGTAGAGTTTTCCTGATTGAAAGCATTGGAGATATGTTAGCTTTATGGCAAGCTGGCTATAAGAACGTAATCATCACTTTTGGATTAGCAATATCTCCTAGAATAACAAAATTTTTATTAGAGAAGTCTGTTCAAGAAGTAGTTATTGCATTCAATAATGATTTTTTTAATAATTCTGCTGGTAATGAAGCGGCGAAAAAAGCAAAATCTAAACTCTTGATGTTCTTTGACGAGAATCAAGTTAAGATAAAGCTGCCTCCCAAAAAAGATTTTGGATTAATGAGTAAAAATGAGATAGACTTATATATGAAGGAATTCAATGGATAAAAAAGAAGTCTACCTATCTGCCTCGCGCATCAAGGCTCTTGAGACTTGTTCATGGTCTTACTATTGTAAGTATCATTTGAATATTCCTGAGAAGTCTAATTCAGGAGCAAAGCGTGGTACAATTTGTCATTTAATATTTGAACTGCTTCTTAATCCTCGTCATAAGAATCTTTATAAGAAAATTATTGCCTCTGCTGACCCTCTTTCTTGCGTTCCAATAAGTAGACTTGTAAAGAAACACGCTACAAAGGAAGGCATCAATAATCCTGAAGACATGGCTTTAATCAATAAAATGATTCTTGTCGGTCTTAAAAGCGACTTCTTTCCAAAGGGCGGCAATATTCAAAACCCAGAGTTTGAGTTTAAAATAGAAAGAGAAGGATATAAGGCTAGAGGCTTTATTGACCTTCCTATTCTTTATAAGAAAGAAAAGAAGAGTAAAATTAGAGATTACAAGTCTAGCAAGGCAAAATTCAAAGGTGAAGAGTTGACAGCTAATGTACAAGCCATGCTATACTCTATCGCCTCTAAGATTTATTGGCCTGACTATGATCCAGAGGTAGAATTTGTATTTCTCAGATTTCCTAAAGAGCCAGTTCAGCCGGTAAAATTTACTGATGATGAATTGCGTGGATTTGAGACATATCTTAAATACGTTTATGAGAAGGTAACTAATTTCACTGAGCAAGATGCAAAGCAGAATTTTGCCGCAGATGACGTAAAGAGCAAATGGCTTTGCCAAGCAGGAGCTACTTGGGTTTGCCCGTTTAAGAATGAGATGTGGTTTTATTCTATTTACGATAAGGACGATAATTTTGTAAAGAGCTACTTTACCGCAGAAGAAGCTAAAGCAGCTAAAAAAGATGACACTCAAGTCATTAAAAAGTTTAAATACGAAGGTTGCCCTAGATGGAAATAACTCTTAATCATGAAAATACTACCGCTTTTTAAAAGCCATTACAGCATAGGTAAGTCAATCTTAACTCTAGACAAAGCAGGTACTTCATCCAAAGAAGGATCTTCTTCAATCGTAGACATAGCTAAAGACAATAAACTGGAACAAATATTCTTAGTAGAAGAGAATATGAGTTCTTTTCTTGACGCTTTTAAGAACTTTAAGATTCCATTCTATTATGGTTTGAGGCTTGAATTATGCCCTGATATCAACGACAAGACAGAAGAGTCTCTTAAAAAGTCTAGTAAAATTATAGTCTTCGCAAAAAATGGAAGCGGCTATAAGAAACTAATCAAGATATTTAGTATTGCCGCCACAGATGGCTTCTATTATGTTCCAAGAATAGATGAAAAAACCTTGACTCAAGAATGGGACGAGTCTAGCCTAAAGCTGTGTGTGCCTTTTTATGATTCGTTCTTGTTCAATAACACAATGAGTTATTCTTTGTGCTGCCCAGAATTAAAATTTACTAAACCTACGTTTCTAGTAGAGGATAACAATCTGCCTTTTGATCATATTGTAAAACAAAAAGTAATTAACTTTTGCAAAGACGAATATGAAATAGTTCCTGCAAAAAGTCTTTACTACAATACGAGAGAAGATTTTAAATCCTACTTGACATTTAGATGCATTAACAACAGAACGACTCTTAATAAGCCAAATTTAGAACATATGTGTAGCGCAGAATTTAGCTTTGAAAGCTGGAAGGAGGCGAACGCTGTATGATGGAAAATCTACTTCGTTACGATAAGGATAAAGTTTACACTTTTATAGACTTAGAAACCGAGAATCTTTGTCTAAGTTTCATTAATAATCGCCCTTGGCAGTGTGGTATGATTAGAGTTAAGGGTAATGAGATTTTAGAAACCTCTGACATACATATCAAATGGGATAAACCAATTAATGTTAGCAAAGAAGCGGCAGTAATAACTCGCTTTGATCAGTACAAATATAATAAAATTGCAGTACACTCAAGCGAAGCAATTAAAACAATTGATCAGTGGCTAGAAAAGTGCGATTATATCGTAGGTCACAATGTTCTTAATTTTGATATTTACTTGATAAAAGACTATTACGAGATGCACGGAAAAGAATGGAAGCATTTGGTTAATAAGGTTATCGACACAAACTGCCTAGCCAAAGGCATCAAATATGAGATCCCTTATTCTAAAGATATTAGCTTGATTGAATATCAGTACAGAATACTGAATGAAAGACGCAAAGGAGTAAAAACCAATTTAACTGCACTTGGCAAAGAATACGATATTGACCACGATTACGAAACCTTACACGACGCACTTAACGACTTACATTTAAACATCAAAGTATGGAACAAGCTCAAATTCCAGATCGCAATATGAATTTTACTAAAGACTTTCAAAAATACGACCTTGGTTTGCATGGTCTTAGAATGCCTGTCTTTGAAATTGATCAAAGACATAAAGCTAGACTTAATCTAGTCGCCGCTACTTCTAATTACGACTTCTTAAGGAGCCTAGCTAGAGAAGGATTTTATAAGCTTAATCTTGAAAAAGGTAGTGAGCTTTATAAGAGATATGTTGATCGCGTTAATTATGAATTACAGATTCTACAAGAGCTTGAGTTCATTGATTATATTATCCTTATTTGGGATGTAATTAATTATTGCAGAGAAAATAATATTCCTACTGGACCGGGAAGAGGATCTTGCGCTGGTTCACTTCTCTTATTTCTCATTGACGTAACCAAAATTGACCCCATTAAGTACGAACTGTTCTTTGAGCGTTTCATCTCTAAAGCTAGAGCAAAGAAAACAGTAATAGATGGAGTTACTTATTTTGATGGATCTTTATTCCCTGACGTTGACCTAGATATCTGTTATTATAATCGTCACAAAGTTATCAGTTATCTTGAAGAAAAGTTCAAAGGCAAGACTTCTAAAATCCTAACCCTTAACACCCTAAGCTCTAAACTCTGCATCAAGGAGTCAGGAAAAGTAGTGGCAGAAAAGCAGGAAAGCGAGATGAACGATGTTTCATCTTATATTCCAAAACTATTCGGACAAGTCAAGAGTCTTGAGGATGCAATTACAGAGAGCGAAAAGTTCGCAGAATGGGCAGGAAATAATGAAGAAGTTTATAAGATTGCCCTAAAACTTCAAAATCTTAATAAGAATAAAGGCGTTCATCCTTCTGGTCTTTTGCTGGCCCACTCTCCTCTTGAAGAGTCTTGTCCGGTAGAGCTTTCTTCTGATAAGCAGATTGTCTCCAGCTATGACATGAATAATGTTACAGCATATAATATTAAACTTGATCTTCTAGGTTTGAGAGGTGTTTCTGTTGTAGATGACGTTTGCAAATCTCTTGGTATTAGATATGAGGACATTGATGTAAATGATGTTTTTATATATCAGCAACTACAAGATTTCAAATTACCTCATGGATTATTCCAAATTGAGGCAGAAACAAACTTCAAAGTCTGCCAAAAGGTAAAGCCAAAGAACCTTGAGCAATTAAGCGGCGTATTGGCTCTTGCTCGTCCCGGCGCACTTCAGTTCATTGATAAGTACGCCAACTATACCAATAATGATCATTATGAAAGCATTCATCCTTTCTTTGATGACATCTTGGGCGTGACTGGAGGCGTTTGCTTGTATCAAGAGCAGTTGATGAAAATGGTGAGCAAAGTTGGCTTTTCTCTTGATGAAGCAGAAATCGTTCGACGCTGCGTAGGCAAAAAGAAGGTCGAAGAGATGAAAGAATGGGAGCAGAAGATTAAAGATAAGATCTCTGAACAAAAGCTTGATCCCAAGATTGGCGAAGTTCTCTGGAGAATTGCTAACGACTCTGCTAATTACCAATTCAATAAATCCCATTCTGTAGCCTATGCCGCTCTTGCCGCAATCTCAATCTATCTAAAATTCAAATACCCCCAGCAGTTCTTCTTGTCTCTCCTAAAGATGAGCAAGCATGAACCAGATCCAATCGGAGAAATCTCCAAGATTGAAAAGGAACTTGTTTATTTTAATATTAAATTACTCCCTCCTCATCTAATAAAATCAAAGGAAGAGTTTTGCATTGAAGGTGATGATATTCGATTTGGATTATTGTCAGTAAAAGGAATTAGCGAAAAAACTGTCAAAGCTGTCAATGAATTTAGGAAAGAATTTCAAAACAAGTTTGATATCTTTGAAACTGCATCTCAGGCTAACCTGAACATCGGAGTGCTTTGCGCCTTGATTCAAGCTGGTGCTTTAGATGGTGACTTCAAACAATCAAGAAGTAAAATAGTATATGAAGCTCAACTTTGGAACGTCTTAACTAATAAGGAAAAGATTAATGCCAAACTTTTTGGTGAGAATTTTGATTATGACTTAGTTAAAATTCTTCTTCACATGAAGGATAATAAAGATATCCAAGGCAAACCTTATATTAAAGAATCAAGACTTCAAACCTTACGAACGAAAGCAGATCCCTATAAAAAGATCTATGAAATTAATAGCAAGTCGGAAAGTTTTGCTAATTGGTTTTATGAGAATTCTATTATCGGATATAGCGTCAGAAATAAATTAAGAGAAGTCTTCATTTCAAAGAAGGATGATCTGGTCTACATTAAAGACATTGCGGATTTCGCTGAGAAAGACGAGGTTTCATTTATTGGAGTCATTCAAGAGTGCAAGTCAGGAGTTTCAAGAGAGAAGAAGACTAGGTACTTCAAGATGCAAATCTCAGACGAAACCGCTTCGGTTAATGTCATGATCTTCTCAGATAAAATTGACGATATGCAAAGCCTAAATAATAGGATGCCAAAAGAAGAAGATATCGTTATCGTTACTGGGCAGAAGTTTGGAGACTCTGTGTTTGCCAGACTTGTCGCTATTCAGACCCATACAGTTTACACTAAACTTTCTCAATTAAAAGCCGAAAAAAATAATTGATAAATCGCATTTTTTCAGGCAAAATAATGTCTGAATGAACCTACAATTTTATAAGGGAAATGCAAAAGTAACTGGAACCGCTTGTTCTTTTCAAACAAAGGATACGTCCTTGTTTGTTAATTTTATCAAGCAGCACTCTTGGAACGAAGCTAAGAAGCTTGGATCTTTTCGTGAGAACGCAAAGAACCCAGAAAAGACTACTGTATTAAAGTTTAATGCAGTCGAAGCAGCAGGTATTGTAGACGCAATCAACAGAAATGCAGAATATAAGTTCTACCATACTGCTCCTAACTCAAACGCAATGGGCAAGTTTTGCCCTTATCTCAGAGATAACAATCAGATTGGATTTTCCTTTAATGCTTCAAAGGAGCAAAAGGGAGATTCAGTTAATAAAGTAAGCTTTTTGATTGGCTTTACTTTTGCAGAGGCAATTCTTGTTAAGGAGTTCTTGCAAGAGTTTATTAGAAACTCTTTTTATGCTCAAGACAAAGCTGCTTCAGCCCCAAAGGAGGCTCAAGAGGAGGAAGCTCCAAAGAAGCCAGCTTATAATAAAATCCAACTAAATCAAACTGCTGCACAAGCGGAAGCAGAGGCTCAAGCAGAAGAACTCGTATTCTAATGCGAAAGAAAAAGATAGTAATTCAAACGGATTGGTGCCTCGCTAAAACTGGATTCGGTAGGGCGGCGAAGGAACTGGTCTCTTATCTGTACAACACAGGTAAGTATGATATTATCCATTACTGCGGGGGAACCCAAGTGGGTTCTCCCGCTTTATCTAAGACTCCTTGGAAGAGTCTTGGAAGTGTCCCTACCGATCCCAATGAGATCAATAGGATTAATGCCGATCCCGCCCTCGCTAGAGATGTATCCTATGGTTCTTATTACATTGATCAAGTAATCAAGGAAGAGAAGCCTGATATTTGGATTGGAGCGCAAGATCCTTGGGCTTTTACTCAGTACTATAATAAACACTGGTACAAGAATATCACTTCTCTTCTTTGGGTTACTCTTGATTCTCTTCCAATCTATGATGAAGCTATAAATCAAGCAAAGAAGTCTTCTCAATATTGGATTTGGAGTGAATTTGCTACAAAAGAAATGCATAAAATTGGCATCAATAATGCCAGAACAATGCATGGCCCTGTAAATCATTCTAAGTTCAGCTATTTAGGAGAAGAGAAAAAGAAACAACTTAAGGCTCGTTTTGGTCTCAGTGATTCTTATGTTGTAGGTTTCGTATTTAGAAATCAACTTCGCAAATCTGTACCTAATCTCTTAGAAGGATTTAGAGACTTTGTTAAAAATCATCCTGATGTAAAAAACGCAAAGCTCTTACTCCATACTCATTGGGGTGAAGGTTGGGACATTCATAAGCTTGCAGACGAATATCAAATAGATAAAAAAGATATCCATACAACTTATGTTTGTAATAAATGTAAAAATTACTTTGTAACTCCATTCCAAGGTCAAGAGTTAAAGTGTCCAGCTTGTAATTCTGATAAAAGCTGCTCTACCACAAATACTGGATTTGGCGTAAGCGAAGAGCAGTTGTGTGAGATTTATAATTTGATGGATGTGTATTGCCACCCATTTACTAGCGGTGGACAAGAAATTCCAATTCAAGAAGCTAAATATTGCGAACTAGTAACTTTAGTAACTAACTACAGTTGCGGAGAAGATATGTGTCACCCTGACGCTGCTTCTATTCCTCTTGAATGGTCAGAGTATAGAGAGCATGGTACTCAGTTTAGAAAAGCGTCTACTTATCCCCATTCTATATCAAATCAATTGTATCGCGCCTATAAGATGCCAGAGTCTGAAAGACGGCAGATGGGTCAAAAGGCTAGAAAATGGGCTATAGATAATTACTCTGTTCCTGTTATTGGAAAGTTATTCGAACAATACATTGATTCTATTCCTTTTACATCTTATGACTTCTCCTTAAAGGAAGAAGAAAAAGATCCTAATGCCAGCGTTCCAAATATCACTGAAAATGGAGAATGGCTAATCTTCATGTATCATAACATTCTGAAGATGAAGCAGGTCGATCAGAATGATGACGGATACAAGCATTGGATGAAGAAACTTTCTGAAGGAGAAAGCCGACAGAATATTGAAAACTATTTTCGCCAAGTAGCTGCACAAGAAAATCAAAAAAATAGAAAAATTGATTTCGAAGATATTCTAGATCCTGCTGATAAAGGAAAGAGAATTCTTTTTGTCATGCCAGAAAGCATTGGAGATATTTATCTTTGCACTTCTCTTCTAGAATCGATAAAAGAAACATACCCCAATTACAATTTATATTTTGCAACTAAAAAAGAATACTTCTCAGTAGTTGAAGGTAATCCTTATATACATAGAATTCTAGAATACATTCCTCAAATGGATAGTCTACTATGGCTAGAGGGACATGGCGACCATCAAGGTTATTTTGAGATAGCTTTCTTGCCTCATATAGGAACTCAAAAAATGCTAAACTATCTTCATAACGGAAAAGATAAGATCGCATTCGATATTAAATAATATGCACCTTTTAGAGCAATATTCTCTAGCTTCTGGAGTTAAAATTAAGAAGCCTTATATCTACGAAAAATTTTTTCCTGTTACTGCTGACAAATATGTTACTTTTCACCCAAGCTCTAAGCCTTCAAAGACTTATGATTATTGGCAGGAAGTAATTAATCTTATTTCTCCTATTTTAAATGAAAAAGGCATAAAGATTATTCAGCTTGGACAAGAAAAAGAAAAGGTTTACAGTAATGTTTTAAGCTTCGTTGGTCTTACAAACATTAATCAGACCGCATTTATTTTAAGAGATTCTCTTCTTCATTTTGGAGCAGATAGCTTTCCAACTCATATCGCTTCTGGATATGGTAAAAAAATTGTTGCTTTATACTCTAACAACTATGTCAATTGTGTAAAACCATTCTTTGGCGATCCTAAAGATCATGTTTTACTTGAACCAAAGAGAACGAACAAGCCAACATTCTCTTTTGAAGAAAATCCTAAGACAATTAATTCAATAAAGCCAGAAGAAATTGCGAACAATATTTTAAATCTCTTAGGGATTCCTCATGTAAATTCTATTCAAACCCTTTACTTTGGTGCTGAATATAATAACATGAGATTGGAAATGGTTCCCAATCAAATTGTAAATCCAAAGCAATTTAATTCTAATAATATTGTTGTTAGAATGGACTTGGAACACAATGAAAAATTCTTAAATGAACAACTGCAAGTCTGTCAATGTTTTATAATCACAGATAAACCAATTGACCCAAACATCATTGTTAACAATAGAAAGAATGTCGGAAGAATCTTTTACGAAATCAAAGAAAATGATAACATAGCATTTGCAGATTTCTTAGCTTATAGTAATATTTCTTATCAGCTATTTACTTATTTAGAAGGTAAAAAGCTAGAAGAAATTAAACTTAAGTATCTTGATCAAGAACATATTACTCAAATGCCAACTAACTTGAAAAAGAAAACCGGCATTGAGTACACTTCAAATGCTTTCTATAAATCGAACAAACGATTAATTAGTAACGGAAAAGTTTATTTAAGCGAGTCTTCTTTGAAGAACGGAATTGAAGCCAAACAAATTGCGGAACCAGTGATTGACTGCCCAGAGTTTTGGAAAGAGGTTGAAAATTTTTGGATTTTTAGAGTTGATAAGTCTCCAGTTGCCGCATAGTATACCTATGTGAATACTGTAAAGAAACTTGTTCGTTCCTCTGATGGTCTCATTGAAGGCGTAGAATACCACTTTAATGAAGACGGTTCTATTAACTGGCGAAAAATGATCAAGCCAGAGTTCCTTGTCCCAAACAGGGACAGGACTAATGAAACTGATGTAACCAAGCTAGAAGATAAAGATCTACTCATTCTTCTAGCTGGAATTAAATATGTAGCGCAACTTAGAGGATTTTACTCTGTTGAGTATACTGTAACCTGTCCAAGTCCAGACTATGTAGTAGCGGTTTGTAAAATAGACTGGATTTCAAACTACGAAACAGAAGGAAATTGTATTTCATTCTCTTCTATTGGAGACGCTTCTCCCGGTAATACCAAGGATTTTGCTCGTCACTTCTTGGGGCCAATTGCCGAGAACAGGGCATTTATCCGTTGCGTCAGAAATTTCTTAAAGATCAACATCGTTGGTCAAGATGAAATTGGCAAGTCGAAGAATAATGTCGTTGATGATTCCGCCGAGTCTTCAGCAATCTTTGAGCCTCATGCTATCCTTGAAAAAGTAATGAAAGAGAAAAGCGTTACTTTTGCAAAGCTTAAAGAAAAGCTGATTAAGGAAAACTATACTAACGCTGATTCTCTTATGTCAATAGCTGACATTCCAAAGATTAAAATTTTTGAATTAATCGAAAGAATTCAAAAAGCTAAATGATCAGGATGTACCTATTCCGGGTGAGCTAGAACCTGCTCCAACAGATCCAGCAAACACTTTATTTAAAGAACTGGAAGTTCCCAATCCTTTAAATAATGAAGCTTCAGAATTAATAGTTTCAATTCTTAGTTTCAAATATCTAGAATCAATTGGATCATTTATGTTTACATAATCTCCTGTTTCTGGGATTTTTGTAGAAAAATCTACTCTCAAATATCTTCCATTTTTGGAAGGCTTAGTTGTAGTAAGCATAAACCTCTTTCCGTTATACCCAGTGGGATAAAGGATTGAGGTTTTTAGTTGTACATCTAAACTACTGAAGTCAGCATCATCATTAGAATAAATTTGATCATATCTAACTGTTAAGTTATTTTCTCCAACGTATTGATTTCCAGTTAAGATAATGTCTGCTATTCTTGCAAAGTTATTTGGATTTTGTATTGTTAAAAATGGCTGTTCTGTTGTTTCAAATATGGCTCCATAATTATAAAGCTTCATATCTAATTTTTCACCAACTACGAACCCATTGTCTAATGGGAATGTTGTTGAATTAGTAAAATATGCATAGTATTTAGATCCATCTCCACTTTGTGTAGCAAAATTATCTCCAGAAAAAAGAAGCAAGTTAGGATTTCTTGGTATAAACCCAGAACTTGGCAAAGGAACAGTGGCATTACTTCCAATCCAAAAATCTTGAGTTGGGGCAGTTGCGTTAGATACTATTGAAACTCCTGTAACTTGACCTACATAAGGAGGCATAAAAGAAACTATGGCATTTATAGTTGGGGTTCCACCTGCACTAGTAGCGAGACTCATTCCCACAGAAGAAATTGTATATCCTGCGCCTCCACTAATAATAGAATATCCTGTAATACTTCCGCCGGGAGCATTATAAAAATCTATTCTTGCTCTCTTTTTATTAAATTGGAACGAAGAAGAGAGGCTCTCTACTATTTGTCCATTTGCCTTACTAAAGAAGTCTACTCCTGTTAGATATCTAATTCCTTCTCCATTGAATGAAATAACAGATCCATCCCAACCACTAACTTGAGTAGTGCCATCTAATCTATAAGATAAATTATTGTTTAAGTAAGCATCATTGATTGATATAAAAGGAATATAATTAAAATTACCAGTTACACGATACTCTTCTGCTAAATAAGTTTGTAGATAAAATACTCCAGAAATTGGCCTTACATCTTCCACATCTTTACCGTGCAAGCCTCTTCCTGCCATTGATGGAGGATAAAATCTTAACTTATTATAATCTTTATAAATAACACTACTATTTAAATCCCTTGCATCAGTTACTACCGATATTCCAGATGAAAAGTTTGCCTTTAAATAATCAAATGATGTAGGAATTGCACCAGAAGCACTTCTTATGAGAGTACTGGCTCCATCAAATCTAATTCCTGTTACATAGTTAAGATTTTCACCAGTTAAAGTTATTAGAGATCTATATGTTCCAGTTAAGACATTTAAAGGAGAAGCGGAAATAACTGGAGGTTTTATTGTAATTGTTTTATATAGATTATCTGCATCGAAGCTATTTCTTTGGAAGAAAATTTGACCACTTCCAATAAATCCATCCAAAGTAATATAACTATTTGAACCCGCAGTAGTTCCAATACCAACCGCATCTGAACCGCTGATTAATAAATCTAAATCTGTTATTTGAGAAGAAACGTCCGATATGATGTTTAAATTTCCAGATAGAACAACATATCCCGTATATGGCTGCGCCATTCCAGAGACAGTTGAAATATCAACAACCGACATTGCTTGAGAAATTAAATATTGGCCTGTTTTATTAGTTAAGTTATTGAATCCACTAATGTATAAATCTCTTGTTTGGAAATTGTGAGCATTGATTCCTGTAATTCGTATGCCATCTCTTGTTCTATAAATCTCTGCATTTGATCCAGAAATTGTTGTACTTGGATTAAACGAAGGAGAGAAGCCTTTGATTTCAGCAGTGGTGCCAGAATTAAAAAACCTAAAACTACCCTTCTTTACTTCTCTTGGTACTCTTACTAAGGCTCCAGTAGAAGTAGGAGGTATAACATGAGGGTATTTTATTATTTCATTATTAAATCCAATACCATAGAAATCAAGAGCATTTAAATTACTTCCAGATAAAGTTATAGAATCATTAAAGTAAGCAGAGTTTGGAATAATTTTAGAAATAATGGGATTAACGAAAATTAATGAATCTGTAGTTGTAACCCTTGAGCTTCCGTTCACAACAATTGGACCATCAGCTATATCATATACTTGAGGTATATAGAAACTTAATCCGCTAATGCTTTGTCTTCTAAAAGCTGTAATTACTTTATAAGCTCCATCTTGTCTTCCTAATTCTATAGAAGTAACGGTATTTAGGAATTTACCAGATAGAGTAATTAGCGTATTGGTAGCTCCAGTGGTTGGAGAAAATCCATCAACTACGAGAGTTCCGCTCTTTATAGACAACCCGCTTGGATAAGTGTATTTGTAATAGTTTGAATTAATATTTAAAGCGTCTCCGCTTTGAGCAAAATCAGGAACTGTAAACACTAATTTCTGATCAAATTCAGAACCATTTTGAGTTATATTATAATTATTAACATTGTATCCTCCAATATCAATAGATCCTACATAGTATAAATCACTTCCATAACCAGTTCCTTGTCCGCCTTGAACTAATAGATCTGGATAAATACCTGTAATAGTTGGAGTCTTTAAGAAAGTAAAAGTTTTATCAAATGTTTCAACTAGTCTTGAATTTGTATTGTCTAATACAATGTTTGATTTTCTGATGTCTGTAAGGTTAGGAGTATTAAGGCTTAGATAGCCGAAAGATCTAATATTATCATCTATAAGACCAGCATTAGCATGAATTAATATCTCTGTGTTTGCATTATTCCTTGCCCTTCTAATTGGAGTATAATTAGAATACTCATAAGGATTTTCTCTAACTATTCTTACCTCGTCTATATATCCACTCCAATAACTAGAAGAAGTATTGGCGTAATCTCTTCCTATGTAAATATTAAAAGTTGGATTAAGTAAACTCTTATCAGAATTTAAACTGAAATCTAAATTTGAAGTTGCAAAGTCTAAAGTATAATTTGTTCCAGCTAAACTTATTGGAGATCCATTTAATAGTATTTTGCCAGTTATTGTGTTAGAATTTTTATAACTCTTGCTGATTGATAAATGATTCCACTGATTGCTATTTATTTGTCCAGAGAAAACAGAGTTAAAACCATTCCAGTCAATACCAGAAACAACTAGATAATTTGAAGTAACGAATACATTCAACCCAGCTTGGCTACCGATTAAGAATTTTTTATCAGAAGCAGAGAAGCTCGTCAATGGCTTGAAATCTAATTCAAAAGCGAAACTATTTCCATAACTTAAAGGCACGTTTGGTGAACGGCCAGTAATCGAAAAATTAATATAAGGACCGGGGCTTCCAGAAAATAGCAAGCTCCTGTCATCATATTTAGAAGTGTTGTTGCTTATTTGTACTGAACTTGAGAAAGAAATATTCTTTTGAGTTCTAAAGGTGGATTGATAAGAATAGCTGTTTGCATTTTCTGTTGCTTCAACAATTGAATCAGCGTTACCAGTATCTTGAAATAAGAATTGAGAATCTGGATAAATGTTATGACCCAAGACCTCAAGAAATCCGCCAATATAATTTTCAAAAGTAGATATATTTTTAATTACTGGAGGACCTTTGATAACTTCAAAATTCTTAAACAAGAAGTCTCTTCCTCCAGAATTTTTTATAGTAATATCATAACAACCAGCATCAGCATTTGTTCCAGTAAAGGTTAAGCTTGTGTTAGCAGAGTTTTTTACAAAGGAAGATATTGGTACTATCTTGTTGTAAACGCCATAGTTGTAATCTTCTACATAACCAGAAATATCTCTTATCTTTGATACTTGTGTCCTATCTGCTCTATAATCATAATCTGAATAATTCCCTTGTAGCAACAAAACTGTATTAGGAACATCAAATAATCCAGATTCAGTTACTAATTGATTAATACTGCTGTATAATCCCGCGCCCTTAACAATTCTAAAATCTTCAATATATCCAGAAAATGGATTAACTCCATAAAGTCCGTAAGATCCAGTATTATGAGTTCCAATAAATAAACCACTTCCTGCTGTTATTGGATAAGGAGTTCCAACGGAAACAGTAGAATAAGATTGTCTAGCGGTTCCACTTATTGCTACAAAAGTATCTCCATTTGCAGAGGTTCTAGAAATAATTACTTTTGTCCATTGATTTGCTGGAATCAAAGAGGTCGCAATATTTGCTTTAGCAACATTACTAGCGTAAAAAGTCCAATTAGTGCTTCCAGCGGCTTTGTAAAAATAAAATCCATTTCCATCCCAGCCCTGATCTTGGAACATATCAATTCTGGGAGTTGAGGTGTATGGCAATGGATTAACTGAAAATTCAATAGTAAAAGGATCAACTCCAAATTGGAAATCTCCACCAGAAGGAGATGGGATTTTCAAATAAGAACTGCCGCTGAATAATAAAGAATTACCAAATAGACCTATATTAGAACTTCTGACTCCGCTGTTTAATATTGATTTTGGTTGTCTATAATTTAATCCACTTAAAACAATACCAGTCGCATAATTAAAATTTCTACCAATAGCAATATTAGATTCTCCAGAATTTAAGTAAAAATTCAAAGCATTAAATACTTGAGGAGACCTTAATACTGTAATTTGTGTTTTAGAAGCAAAAGAAGTATTGTCTTTAGAATTTATTGTTACAAATCCTTGATTTGCATTTTGAGGAACTATGCCTGAAATTATATCGCCAAGGCCAGTGAATCTCGCAGTGACAAATCCAGTTAATTGGTTGTCTACAGATGTTGTAAAATTAACAGGGAAATAGCTTTCATTTACATAAGATAAGTTAAAGTTCTTGCCCGAAATCTTTAACAAATCTCCTTCGTATGGAATATTATCGCTAAATCCACTTATTAGAATTCTTCCAAAAAAGTTAAAGTCACTACTTACAGAAAGTATTCCTGTATCGTTATATCCGCTAATTCTAATTGGACCCGTTGTGTATCCACTTGGAACTTTAACTAATAGTACTCCGCTATCCGCTTGGTAAGAGACGTTTGTTCCAGTAATGTTGTTGAATGATACATATTGGACTCCGCTTAAAGATTTTCCGCTAACTGCTACAAACTCTCCTACCTCTTGAGTTTGTGGAATTACAGCGTCTAATCTTGGAATTGGATAAAAATCAACTCCACTAACATACATTGGAGAAGATAATTCTCTTCCAGTAATAAAGTAAAAATTAGCTTTTCCTAATACTATATTCTCTGGAACGTTAAACTCTATATACTCTGGAGAAGCATCGTAATAAGAAAAATCAATAAAACCAGCACCGGGAAGCTGCAAGCCGCTTACCGCATAAAGACCCGCGCCCGTGACGCGCATCTTTTGATTGATTAAACCTGTATTGTAGCTTGGCATATTATAATCCTTGGAACTCAGTAGATAGTCTTATATCATTAACAGATACACTTGTTTTAAAGTTAAAAATAGAAGAAGAAGTCGTCTCCTCTGTTTCTATGAAAATGGCAGCAGCACCTTTTAGTGTTGTTGGCGCAATTGCCGTCAATAAAGAATTAGAAACTGGCGTAAATGAAGAAGCTTCTGTGTTACCAAAAAGAATTCTTTTAACATTTATAAAGTTACTACCATTTATAGTAACAGTGGCTCCGGGCAAAATAACTCTTGGAGTAAAGTCAGTTATCGCTGGTCTAAAATGAGAAAAGTCTTGCTTTAATGAAAACTCAGATCTTATGTAGCCTTGAGATTCAACAGAAGATCTCTTAGAAGAAATTATTCCTGCAAAAGATAACGTATCAAGGGGAGCCGCTCCTGTTTGTAGTGAAATATAAAAATCACAAGGAACTCCTGAATACGGTAGAGAAACATTAAAGTTATCTATTTCAAAAGAAACTGATTGAGATCTTTTTCCTAGATAAGCTCTGCCGCTTTGATCAAAAGTTAAAGCTCCTTCTTTATTGTATTTCTGAACTTCTCTTTGATATTGATAACTAAAATTTGTAAAGTTATATGTATTAGAATCAAAAGCAGCACCATCTAGATTCCCAGATAAATAAAAATTCGAGAAATTTAAAGGTGTAATTTCTGGTAAATTAGATGGAGTAGTTGGAGAAAAAGAACCCTTTAATGTCTCAAAAACTTTAAGCTCAAGATCTACTTTAGCTAAAGAATCTGGAGATCCTTTTATTGAATAGTTTGTAACATAACCATTTTGAAAATATAAGCCACAAAAATTACCAGATACGCCTTGCTCAGAATTTGCTCCTAAAAGATATTCCTTAACAAAGTCTTTTCCTGTTAAGTAATAAGAAATAGAAAAACTTGTATCTACTGTATCTTCTGGAGCGTAACTATAAGAGTTCTTTTTAAATTCTTCATTATAAACAGGAGTATTGCTTGAATCAAGAGACATATTCACATTAGTGGCTAGAATGTCTACGCCACTTAGCTTAAATGTACAATTTTTATAGTTGAAAAACATTTAGAAACTCCTTTTTAATGATATTTTATTTTTAGCGAAATCGTCAATATTAATTGACATATTGGAAGAGTCTATCTTACTTCCTGAAGTATTGATAATCATTATTGACTGATTACCAAAAGTAGTGATATTTATCTTTGCATTTTCTGCTGTTGATAAGTCTGTGTTAGAGAAGTTTGAATTAAAATTTTCTACAGTAAAATCAAAGGTCTCTTCTCCAGCAGATAAATCAACTTGTCTTGGCCTTTGCTGACCAACTGAATAGATTGGGTTCCAGTTGATGGAAATGCCGTAGTTGAAGTCTAAAACATTATAGGCGGCGGCTGTCCCTGAAACCTTAGCATTCCACGAATGAGCTATTCCAGATCCACTTGCTAAATTATTGACGGAAGCTTTGTCATTGAGACTTCCAGAAAGATTAGAAAAACTAGACAAAGAAACAGAAGCCTGTATTCTTGAGTTAGGATTTACTGTTAATGAATATCTAGATGGATAAAAAGAACCAGTTACTCCTGCTAATACTACTTGAACAGGAATATTTGTTTCTGGAAAGCTATTTGAAAATACGCCCGTCTTTATATAATCAAAAGCTTTGTAGATAGGATCTGAGATATTCGGAAAATAAGTAAAGTCTATGTTAGTCTCATCTGCTTTAGTTTTAAACATTTGAGATGAGTTCTGTCTTCCGATTACATAAGTAGAATTTATACTCCTATTAACTCCAATAGACGCATTTTGAGCCAGAACAACTCCTGACCCAAAGCGCGAATTAAATACTACCTCACACTCATTAAAATATTTCATCCTTTTTCCTTATTTCAGATAACCCCTATACCTTACCGTTATTCCTACAGGAGAATTTACACTAGCGGAGAAGTCTTCGGAAACGTCAATGAAATAACATAACGAATTTCCAAAATTAAAATTTACTGAATTTCCATTAAAATCTTTAGTGTTAATGTAAAAATTACCGATATTCTTCAAGTTAAAAGACAAATCAGACAGTTTTTGAAGAACATAACTGTCTTGAGCTATATTAAAATCGCAACTTACTTCAAGAGGATAAATGCTTTTAACAGAAAAAGGAGTTGAAGACCCTAGGTAATATGTGGGATTTCTATTGACCGCAATATTTAAGTTGAAAGAGTTGACTCTATTTGTTATAAAATCATTTATACCTATATCAATAGTATTAGAATTCACCAAAGCTGTTGAGCTAGTTTGATTAAAAGAACCCGCTGAAGAGATGGAACCAGCATCGTTAAAAATTTGAAAATCAGCCCTAACAGTAGGTATTTCTCCGATTTGGGCACCACAAGTATAAGAAGTTAAATATCCACTTTGAAATCCAAATAAGATATTGGAACTAGGGTTAGCTTTTTTAGTTACGAAGCCATAATTTCCAGCTTCTCCCGTGCAGCTAAAAAAGTCATTAGATGTTGTCAGCAAACTAGTTACAGATAAAGTAGCCGTCTTTGCTCCTTCTGGAGCATAAAAGCTGCTATTCATACCAAGGTATTTGGTATGTTGAACTGGCATTTGGTAGGAAGCCTGAATGTCCTGAACGCCATGAACTTGGCTTTGATTCAAGTAAAAATCCAAGTTCTGCTTATTTAGTCGAGATAATGCCATCTTATTTTATTATTTACACAAAAAAGTGTAATAATAAGTTGGTAAAAGGTAAAAGGTATGTCTAGTTCAATTTTTAACATTAGTGCATGGAGCAACTCTGTTGCTTATAATAAGCATGATATTATCGTATATACAGATAATCGATACTATTATGCCAAAGCCGCCGTACTTGCAAATAATCCCCCAGTCTATTCTAACGTAGTGTCTAATGCGGATACTTATTGGGGAGGATATTTTCAACATCCAGTTGTTAAAAAAGACTACCCTTTATTTATTTGGAAGCCTTCTTATCAAACTCAAGCGAATTTTGATCCCAAGGTTAACGTAATAAAATACGGAGATGGGTATGAAAAAAGAGTCAGCGATCAAATTAACTTTAATCTTCTTAATTTTGATTTGAATTTTGATGGATTAACTCTGGATGAATGTACTGCGATACTGCACTTTTTAAGTGCTAGATCTGCAAAAACAGCTTTTATTTATTACCCATCTGCACCTTATTCAGTTGCTCCAACAGATGCTAAGTTGTTTGTTTGCAGAAGATGGAGTTCAGCTAACCCATTTTTTAATAACTTCTCTATAAAGGCTACTTTCGAAGAAGTACCAGCATAATATTATGGCTACTCAACAAGATAAAGATTCATCTTTAAAAGTAAATAGAGAGTTCTTTTCTCTTGAGCCTTCTTCGATAATTTCTTTATTTGAAGTAGACTTAACTGAAATTGGATTTGATACTTCTTCTCAGTTCGTAGTTAACATTAAGAATTTTCAAATATCATTGCCGGGAGCAGAAACTGGTGTTTTTAATTATAGGGTAATTCGCCTCCACAACAATTTAAAACTTGGAAGGAATATTATTTATTGGAAAGGTAATGCGTATCTACCTGCTCCGCTTTCCACAGAAGGTTTTGAAATAGCTTCAAGAGGCGTATTTCCTAAACCTAAAATTCAGATTAGCTTTTCTGATGATATGCTTGATGTGTTTAGCCTCTTTAGAGGAACTGTTAACTTCGGAGATTTAATTGGGGCTAAGTTTACCAGAATTAGAACATTTGCTAAATTCCTTGACAGATCAAATTTCTATCAAAATGATGGAACCTCTCCTCTATCGCCAGATAAACTTATAATACCAGAAGGATTTGACCCTGATCCTAATTGCGAGTTTCCTAGAGATATTTATTATTTTGACAGAAAATCTTCTGAAAACAAAAATAGTATTCAATTTGAACTATCAAGTGCTATAGATCTAGACAGAGCTAAACTCCCTAAACGAAGAGTATTAAGTTATATTTGTCCTTGGCAATATAGAGGAGAAGGTTGTCTCTATGAATATAAAGAAAAACTAACTGAAGATACTCATGGCACTATAACCCCAATACCAAATAAAAGTGATTCTACTGGAGAAAAAGCTCCTGTTTGCGCCACTGAAGATGATCAAATAATCTCAAAGATGCCAATCTTTTCTGGCACAACAGTAGGAACTAATAAAATAGAATCTTGGAAACTCTCAACAACTTATAACAAAGGCGATGTAGTAGTTATTAATAAGAAAAACATTAATTTCTATTTCGTTGCCAAGACAAACGTTCCCATGAATATCCCTCCTCCAAATGGAGAATATTGGATAGCTGACCAATGCTCTAAGAGTATAAAAGGTTGTAAAATAAGATTTGGAGAAAACGCTTTACCTTTTGGTGGATTCTACGGAGTATCTAATTACAATAGAGGAGCATTGTAATGGTTTCGGATGAAATAAAAGCAAAAATAAAAGAACACGCGCTAAAGGAAAATCCTGAAGAATGCTGCGGTCTTTTAGTTCTAAATAGAAAAAATATCCTAGAAGCATTTCCATGCAGGAATGCTGCTCAAGATAAAGAAAATGAATTCGTTGTATGCCAAATGGACTACCTCAAAGCCTCAATGAATGGCAAAGTGGCTGGCATTTATCATTCTCACTGTATTCAAGACAATTCTTTTTCTGAACTAGACAAGCAAATTAGTTCTAATTTAAAACTAAAGAATATCGTTTATATACTAAAAAGAGATTCTTTTGAAGAGTATTCTCCTGAAAATTACTATAATAAATACATAAACAAAAACTTTGTTATTAATCAATCTGACTGTTTATCAATAGTAGAGAATTATTATAATGAAGAATTTGGCATTAAGATTTTCCATTACGAAAGAGGGGTAGATTGGGATAAAAACTACGCAGATTTTGTTAAAAATAAACTAACAGAGTTTTGTGATTCAGAGAACTTTGACAAATTCTTTGAAAAAGAAAACTTTATCAAAATAGAAGGTATAGAAAACGCTAAAAAACATGATATTATTGTGTTCAAGTATTTAGATAACTATCCTTCTCATTTTGGCATTTACCTTGAACAAGGTTATATTTTGCACCAACCAAGAAATAAAAAGTCAATAATAGAAAAACTAACAGACGCAGAGAAGAGAAGGATCTATTGTTTTGCAAGGAGTAAACAATTATGTTAACAGAAGAGCTTAAAAATAAAATCATAGAACACGCTAATACTTCTAATAATGAAGTATGCGGCGTTTTAGTACATACAGATAATGGACTAGAGGTACAAAAGAAAGATAACCTCATTAATTCAGCTACTGAATTTGCGATGGATATTTATAGCCAATCTAATTTTGCGGCTTATTATCATTCTCATATAGATTTTGATGCTATTTCAAATGCAGACGAAATTGTTTCTGAAAGGCTAGGCTTACCATGTATAGTTTATAATAAACAGAGTGGAGTTTTTCACATCTATTATCCAAATGGATATAAAATTCAATATACAGACAGACCTTTTCTTTTAGGTTTTGCTGATTGCCTTTGGTTAGTAAAAGATTATTTCTGTCATGATTTAAATATTCATTTATGCCCAGAGTTAGAGGTTCTAAAAGAATCTGTATCTGAGCAAGAGTATAATGATATAGTAACTAAAAGATTCACAGACGAAGAAGCCGCATTAAAGGAAAAAGATAATTATTTAAAGAGATATTTTGAGTACAACGGTTTTAGAGAAGTTTCTAATTTTAAAAAGAACGATGTTCTAATAATGAGAACAAGAGGTTATAATTTTCCTATCCATTGCGCTGTTTATCTTGGAGAAGATACTATTTTACATCACCCCGGAAATAAGCGTTCTCTTACCGAAAAGCTTTCTAACCAATACAAAAAATGGGTAATTTATATAATGAGACATCACCTTTATGACTAGCATTACCTTACACGGAGAAATAGCAGAGCAAGTGGGAAGAGAAAATTGGAATTTAAAAGTAAATTCCATAAAGGAAGCATTGCGAGCTATTCAAGTCTTATCTAAAGGCAAACTCCTAAAATATCTAATAGGAGCAGCAGAAAAAAGCGTAGAGTATAAAGTGCTTGTTAATAAGAGAGAAATAATGAATCCAGAAAGCATTTCTCTAGAAAAACCAGATTCTATTCTCAATTCTGAATTAGTAATGATTAACGAAAAGCTAGAAACCTTAGATATCGTTCCAATTATTAGGGGTGCTGGTGGAGGAGGCGGAAACAATACGACCAAAGGAGTCTTAGCTTTAGTTCTTGGCGTTTTGCTAATAGCCACAGGCGTTTTTGCGCCAGTTGGGTTTGGGCTTGGGCTATCTGCTACAGCAAGTGCGACTTTATCAGGAGCATTAATTGGAGCAGGTATAGGATTAGCTGTAACAGGTATTACATTGTTAATGATGTCGCCTCCAAAATTTGATGATTTTAGAAAAATCCAAGAAGATGGCAGCAAGCCAAACTACTTATTTGACGGACCTTCTAACATTCTTGGAGAAGGTGGTCCTGTTCCAATTGGTTATGGTAGAATGAAAATAGGATCTCAGACAGTTGAGGTATCTGTCAATAATATTGAGCTAGATAATAAATCAACAGCAGCAGACGTAAAAGACCAAATAAATAATATATAAAATGAACAATCTTGAAGATTTTAAATACATAAAAGGTTTTGGTGGAGGTGGAGCAAGCGTAGCTCCAACGCCAACTGCTGCATATGAAGATGTCGAGGGATTTGTATATGATGGACTTACTTATAACGTATATCAATTTGCCAAAGTAAAAGATCTTTTGTCAGAAGGACCAATTGGAGGTCTTCTTGAGGGGCAATATAGTTTTTCAGGGCAAGTTGGAGACCTAGGATTTAAAAAAGTCACTTATAATGAATACCCATCAGTTGTGGGCAGCGATGGAGAATCAAAATATTTAAGATCAGTTCAATGGAATCAAACCCCTCTTTTAGATAGCCAAGATAAATATAATTTCCAACAAATAAACATCCAAACAACTAATGGAACTCCAGAAGGAAGTTCGTCAGGAGGAGAGTTCGACAATGTTTCTTACATCCGTTCAATAGGAGAGAGGCTCAGAGGACCAAATCTACTAGCCGCAACCGAAGACGAAGTGTTAGATTATCAGAGGACTTATCGCATTTTAAACAGAGAATGCAAAAAGATTTCTCTTAATTTTAGAGTTTCTTCTCTTTATATCAGCTTAAAATATCAAGATTTAAAAGCAATATCAGAAAGAGGTTTAAAAATAGAAGGAGTAACAAGCGCAAACGTAAGCAGTGCTACATTCACATTAGATCCAACAAGTAGAGATACTGAATTAACGAATGGACAAACATTAGATGCTGGTGTGGGTTCTGTAATTCGTCACAACTTTAAAATAAGAATAAGAATTTCGCCAATTTACAAAGAAGGCTACAATGGCAACTCCGCAGTACTTGATCTAATTTCAGATAAAGCCAAAGTAATTGATGATTCTAAAGACTTAGCTGTCACAGTGGACACTTTCCCTCAAATATTTGAACTAGAATCAAAAGGAAAAATTACTCAAGGATATTCTAAACAAATTATTTTTGATACCTCTTCCAACTTTCTCTCATTGAATGAAAATGAAAATTGGTTAGGTTGGGATATTTCAGTATTAAAGATCACCCCAGAAGACACTTATTCTTCAAGAGCTTCTTTCATAAGTTTAGAAAGTATTACTGAAATATATTCTTCTTCGTTTAGATATACAAATTCCGCTATTGTAACTTCTAAGTTTAACGCTGCGTATTTCTCAAAGATTCCAGAAAGATCTTATGATGTCAAATTATTAAAGGTTAAGGTTCCTGCTAATTATGATCCAATAACAAAAACCTATGGAAATACAACTCCACTTTCAATTACAGCTACTAATTCATTCGCTAAAACTGATAAAGTAATCACAACAGATTTCTTTGTTGGAGAAAACAATGTATATACAAATTCAGACAATGTTAATCCTCCAATTACAGATGGATTAATTGCTCAATTTGATGCAAGCAACCCTTCTTTAACTACTACTTCAGCAGGAGCAGTGACTAATTGGCCCAATACTGTAGCTGGATCAACTATAAAATGCGTTTTAGGAAACGGAACTTATGCATCTCCAAATGGAAGTGCTGAGAGGCCAACATATGGGTCATCATATTCAGAACAAAGTCCAAATGGAAGCTATGGTGTTTCATTTACAACTACTCAAAAAGCAAAATTTGTTTATCAAGTTGAAGCAACTCCATTAGCTGATGCTAGTAATAATTATACTGTATTTGCTGTCTGTAAATGGGACGATACCGCAACTAACACAGAAAGAAATAGAATACTTTCTTCTTCTACTTCAGCAGATTCTTTTGTTTTAGGATTTGACGCTAAATTTAATAGTACTTTTATAATAGGAGCGCAAATATATGGAGTCATGAATCCTAATTTTTATCCATATAATCGTTCTAATTATTGGAATACTTCTAACGATACAAATACATATATAGTAGGAGCAAGCGTAAACAATCTAAAAGATGTAAATATATTTTGGCAAAATACTAATTACTTTGTAAGACCATATTATAGAGTAGATGCTCCAAAAGGTTTAGCTATTAATTATTCTACACCAACTTCAAGCAAATGTACTGTATTTGAAATACTAGTATATAATAAAGCTCTATCAAAATCAGATGGTATTAAAATAAGAAACTGGCTTAACAATAAATGGAACGTAACCAGAAATAACGTAACAACCGTTAGTTCTATTGTAGGCTCTTATAGTACAAACGTTCTCAACGTGCAGTCAGACACTTATATAAAAATGCCATTAAAAACTTTATGCGCTAATGGTCAAAGAACAAAGGCTTATAATTATACAGGAGGAAATTTAGCTCAAAACAACTATTATGAATGGGATTTAATACCACAAAGATATTGGAAAGGAAATGGCCCGAATAATTTTTCTTTAAAAGACCAAGGATTTTGTAGTTTTTATTGCGACTTCTTTATTAAATTAGGAAGCAGTATTGGAAACGGAAACTATACTCTAATCCATAGAAGCAATCAGTTTAATCTTTCCATGACGATATCTGGAGAAAACGTAAGCTTGATACTTACAGTTATTTCTCCAAATGAAAGCAAAAATTATACCATTACAAAAGCCTTAGAGTCAACGAAATATTCTACGACTAAACTTAAAGCGAATTTTACAAGAATTAGTTTCTATATACTTCCAAAAGTAGTAAAACCAAGTATATCGTACACCACAAACGCAAGTAGAGTAACTAACATAAATATATCAGATAAAACTTGGACTAATGACTATATAACGGTTAGAAGGACGACAACAGATGGAAACGAAAGAGCGTTAGCACAAGAACTAAAAGATTTTTATTTAGTAAAAGCAGTAAGTTTTAAAGAAGATACTTCTTATAGTAGTGATATTAACAACTTACCAGAAACTTGTTATAAATATATATACTGTAATTTTAATCAAGGTCAGGTTACTACAGGTGTCGCAGGAAAAACTCCAATTTATGCCCCCGCTATTGAAAGAAGGCTTACTAAAGAATACTTCCCAGACATATTAAATGCAGAGATAGATGTTCTAGTTAACCTAGAAAAGCAAATTCAATGTAATATAAATATTTCAAATTATGATGCTTATCAAACTCTTTGTGTTGGAGCTTTATACAGACCTACTACAGACGCTAATTGGCAAAATGAAATAAATCAAAGAGCGCAAGTAGCTTCACTTACTCAAGCAGCCTTAAATGCTTATAACAAACTAGAATATCATAAAACATTCGATGGATCTTCTACTTCAGTAAGCTTAAGTTCTTCTCAGAGTGAAGTTAAAGTGCTTATCCCTCTTGCTGCTGGACAAATTTACGACGCAGTAAATACAAAAACTGGTCCTTTCATTCCTTCTTATTTTATAACTAATAATAATCAAATAGAAATCTTTACATCACCCGCTGGCTTCGGTGGCAAAATACAAGGTTATGCTGATTCTATTAGAGTAAATCAAATTGATTTCGACAGGCTTTCTTTGGCTAAATCATTTGCGAGAAATCTTTTCTCAGAAGGTCTTTCTAGAAAAACTACTGTTTATGACGTAGCAGGAGTATTGCCTTATTCTACATCAAATGATTATTGGGATGGAGAATTTAAAACTGAAAAAGAATGGACAGATAATCCAGCTTGGTGTTTCTATGATCTTTTAACAAATAAGAGATATGGAGTAGGTAACTATGTTACAGAAAATGACGTAGACAAATGGTCTCTTTATCAAATAGCTAAATATTGCGATGAACTTGTCTCAGATGGATTTGGAGGAGTAGAACCAAGATTTACATGTAACGTTTATTTACAAACGCAAGATGATGCTCTTAAAGTATTGTCTGATATGGCTTCTGTATTTAGAGGAATGTTCTATTATTCAAATGGATTCATTTACGCCATAAATGATATGCCAGAAGATACCCCTATTTATTCTTTCACTAATTCAAATGTATCTGATGGTAATTTTACTTACGAATCTACATCATTAAAAGACAGAAATTCTGTGGTCTATATTAGATATATTGATAAGAATAATTTTTATAAACCAGCAGTAGAATATGTAGAAAATATCGAGGCTGTTAGAAAATTTGGTTTTAAAGAAACCGAATTAACTGCCTTTGGATGCACAAGCAGAGGCCAAGCTCAAAGACTTGGCAGATGGTTATTAGCTTCAGAATACAATGAAACAGAAACAGTTTCTTTTGAAGCTGGCCCAGAATGCGTATACTTAAAACCCGGAGATGTAATTAAAGTCTACGATTATAATAGAAAATATAAAACAGTAGGCGGAAGATTAAATAATATTAACATCTCTGGAGACACAAATGTAACTACTGGAATACTAACTCTAGATAGAAAACTTGATTTTAACTTTTCTGGAAATCAAAATTATAAGCTAACCATACTTTCTCCCAAGTATAATCTAGATCCTAGTTTTAAAGACGCAGCAGGAAACAGTATCGTTACCAGTAACCTTGATTATAATGATTATAGAAAGCCTCTTACTAATTCATTCATAGTAGGAAGCGGCAACTTAATTACTGGTCAATATTATGATTCAATTAGAATTACTGGACTAGCCCCAGTAATAGCTTCTACGTTAAATGTAACTGGTTTGTCTTACTTTACAGGAGCATCAGGAATGTCTCCAAAGTCAATAACTTGGGCTTTAGAAAACTCTGGAAATCTTAATGGATCTACGGATAGTGATTATGATTTCTATAGAGTATTTAGAATACAAGAGTCTACAGAAGGAAGTAATTATACAGTAATTGGCTCGCAGATGTATCACTTAAAGTATGCTCAAATAGAATCTGGATTAAATATCACGCCAGCAAAACCACCAGCACCAGAAGCTTCCGCCCCTTCAAGAGCATTATTTACTCTTGGCGTTGCAGAGGCTAATGGAGTAGTAGATCAAAGCAAGGTATTGATTGAAATCTTTTACGACTCTTCTATAAAAGACACTACAATAGGCTTCAAGATATTTAATAAAGCCTTTTATGGATCAGAATTTAATCCAAATAGCTCTAGTGATTTTAAATTTGTTCCAATTGATATTTATGAATCTTATATAAGTACTGTTGTGGACAAGAGTAATATAAAAGGATCTATAAGAATCTACGGCGCAAATATTAACAATAGCTCTCCATTAACTTATGTTGAAGCTTTAAACTCTCAAAATTCAAGCGAGTTATTCGTATCTCCAGTTGTTCCAATTACTTATGATGATGTAAACACAAATTCATCAATCACTTTAAACAATAAAGTTTACGCTTTTACTTCTCCAATTGATTTAACAAAGGGACAATACTTTCAACCAGCCATACCTTCTCAAGTTCAATCCATTAAACCTTCAGAATCTTTATCATTTAACCTACCTTTGCAGTTCATAAAAAATCCAAACAAATTCAATAATCTTGATTATCCTTATTCAATAGTAATAATACCCGAAAAAGTAAATACAAAAGAAGCTTTTATCACTAGTTATAGCAAGTATCTTAATGTTTCAAACTGGCAAGATTATTTAACATTTGATGAAGATAACACTAACGATAATACATACAACTATAAGACTTCAAATGTTTTTGCTAAATATAGAGACTTCTCTTTAGCGATAGACAAGAGAACATTCACGGAAGCTGGAATGAGATCTACTTCTAATGATTTTAAGAATGTAAATGGATTTTTGCTAGTGACTTATGACAATCAAGATACTAATTTAAAAGGATTTTTAGATGCAATTTTAAACGACACAAGAGCAGATTACTCTATTGTTACAACCCAAGGATCAAATAGATTAAAATTCACTATTCAGCAAGACACAGCAAGCTCTTTTGTTAATTATTTTTATTTGCTATTAATGCCTAGCGAAAACAAATTTGCATTTGGAACAAATTCAATAAATCATAATTCTGATGGAAGTCCATTCTCTGTCAATGACACTAGCGGAAAAGAAATTACTGACTCTCACTTTATAACAGTACCAAATAACCAATCTATATTTAATTTCAATGATTTAAGTGATGATAATGGTAAAGGATTTGATTCTACTCAATATAATGCTTATTTGATAGCTGTAGATTCATTCATGTTTGCTTGGCAATTTAATTCAAATGCAGCAACAGCAAGAAATATCTTAGATTATTATTCTAGCTTTATTGATAAAGATAATAATGTAGGAAAAGTTTATGCACAAATTAGTGATCCAATTATTATAAAACAAGAATCACCTATTCCATTATCTTTCTCTCTAGAGTCTGTATTGAAAGATGCTGATACTAGATATCTTCATTTTACAATTAATAAGACTATACTAACTGAAAATATATTTGACACTAGCGTAAATACGCTTGCTGCACCAGCTTATGCAATTTCTAGAAGGAGTGTAATTTATAAGCCTACTACAAATGCAAACCTAGCAATAGGAGCTAAAGACGACAGAGTATTATCTTCAGATCCAGATGGTACTATGGCTTATTATAAACTCTCTTTACAAAATAGAGATAATATACCAAATGCATCATTATCACCAAAAATACCCACTGGCAAGAGAGCTTATGTTCTAAACGGTAATAAGATTTTCACAAGAGCTTTAGCTGCTAACACAAGTCTTACCCCTCAATTATTAAGAGGAGTAGAATCAGAATCAGTAGCATCTAATGCCTTTAGGGCTAATCGCAAAATAACAAATAGCTCTTTTGGCGAAGGAAGCGAAGAATTTTTCGACATCTCTATAACGAGATTAATCAACAGCACGTTTACTGGAAACATAAAGAGTCTAATTCCTGATTATACAAATTTTTATGCAGTTCCTATAAACGCTCAAAATTCAAATACAGAAGCAAGTGCAAAAACTGTTTTTGATACTCTATTAAATGATGGATTGCTCAATTCATCTTTTAATACAATAAATGTCACTCCTGAAAATAACTTTTCTGAACTTGGAGTTAATACTAAAAATGTTCAGATGCTTATAAATGCAGAACCAAACAATTTTACTGTTTATACTATAAACCAACAAACAGCAGCTTCATTTGGTTTGGGCATACCAAATTCTACTTTTTATGCTGGAATTCCAGTATTAGAAAGCGAATCTTTATCTGTTTTCTTTACAATTGGAAGTGTTAATAAGACAAAGGCTATAAAAGTATATTGCTTCATTGGAGAAGATTTCGTTGCTAGTGAAGTAGATAAAACACAAATAATACCGGGAGATGATAATGTAATTAAGGTTACGTTAAAGAATATTCCTTATGCAAATTATTATACCAATACTGTTTCTTATGGTAATAATACATCAATAACTAATCCAACTTTCTGGAAATTTAAGAGTGCTAAGAACTTAGCTTTTGCACATTTATCTGCAAGATCGGGTAATAGATTTCCTTTATATAATTTCCATATCCAAGCATTAGAACTATCAATAGTAATAACTTACTAAAATGAAACACTACATCGTATATTTTATAAATGGCAGTCATAAATATGTGCAATCTTCTCTCGACTTGATGGAAAATTTAGATCGCCTAGAACTTGTAGGTATAAACTATGAAGTTGTAGATTACATTGTTCCTTTAGAAAAGCATATTGATCAAAGCATACTAGAGTATAGAAAATTTCTTCCTGACGGAAACTCCATATGGAAAAAAGAAAATCTTATTGATAAAAAAGTCAAAGAAATGACTGCAAAAAGAAATGCTTTATTACAGAAGCTTGATATTGACTTCATTATTTCTTTAGAGACTCCTAATAATAGGCAAACAGAAGTTATTAAAAACAACAAAAAGTTTCTAAGAGAGTTGTCTTGCAGAACAGAAATGCACCATGTTCATGACTGCGAAAAGATTCATAAGTTTAATGCTTTCTATAACATAGTAGATATACAAATTATTGACCCCGGTTATGGTTGCTCAGAGTCTGTCCCTTGCGTCACCATCTCTCCTCCTGAAGAAACTGAATTCAACTATGGTCTAACTGCTTCTGCTCACGCTATCAGAGGTTCAAAAGGAGAGTTACTTTCTTTAACAATGGAGAAATTGGGTTGCGGTTACATTTCAGATCCACAGATCAAAATAAGCGGATATGAATCAGAAAGCGCAAAACATCCTATTGTAAAAGCAGTAATTGACAATATAATGTAGTATATGACGGATGTGTTATTTTCTTTTGGCGACCAATACATATATTCTAATAATCTAGCAAACTGGTCTACAATTGAACCAAGCAAGCAAATAGAAATCATTGGCAACGAAGATAAATTCTCCGTTGTTCGAACTGATGTTATTAACTATAGTAAGTCTTTTACTATAGAATCAAGTTCATTAATTAAATTTGACAACAATGTAAGAGACCTGATCTTAGATGGAGATACTATTGATTGCTATTTTACTACTTACTATACAGCATTAATTAATGATATTACTGAATCTGGATCTGGATACAAAGTAAATGAATATGTAACCATTGGTAAAAATTCTTACTTTGAATCATCTATAGACAAAAATCAAAAAGCTGTTCTCCAAGTTAAAGCTGTTAATAGTAATGGAGGCATTACTGAAGTTAATTTAATTAACAATGGAAAATTCACTCAAGATTTTAGTGAAGCAGAATTAGAAGGCGGATCTGGTAAAGGCGCAAAAGTAAGCTTGATTTTAGGCAAAGACAATAAAAAGGCTCTCAAGTTTTTTTCTGTATTGGACGTAAAGCGAGAGAAGGCTTCGATCACTGTAATTCTAAACGAAAAGATTAAAGACAACTTCCTGACAGGTGAAGTATATATAAAACGATATCGCATTACATTAAATAAACCAACAGGCAAAGAATACTTGAATCAAGCATTCATTGTAAAGGTAGAGAAGACCCCTTTTCTTAATCTGCCACTAGCTAAAGATAATAATATAGAGCAAATCTATAATCAGGCTATACTGACTATAGATTCTAAGATTAAAGAATTATCTGCTGGCGTAAAGTAATCCTCCGGGTCTCTTCTGCTCGACCAATACTTCAACGACTTTGCTTCTGAGTAGTTCAGCAAGTTTAGCATTGTTTTGAATGCTGTTTTGATCTTTGTTGGTATTGGAGCCGCCATTTTGAGTGGTAGCATTAGCTTCAGAAGTGACTTCGCCGCTTTGAGCAACATTAATTGAAATGTTATTAACTACAGACATTCCAGATTCTTGATTTGCTCCAGCAGCAGAAATTTTACCTGACTCAGCTTGGGTGATGTCATTGCCCTTGGAAAGGTTTTCATTCAATGTATTAAGAGCAGCGACTAGTTCGGTCACGCTAGATTCAGGTACATTTTGACCTGCTGTATAGCTTGTACCAACCATTCCGCCACTGGCATACTTAGGCAATGTACCAGTATTTAATTGATTCATGAAGTCTCTGCCGTACATATCTACGGCTTTCTTGTTCATGACATATTCGCCGCCCATTAACAAGGCAGGAATATTATCTTTACCTGTTGATCCACCGCCAGCAAATCTAGCTATATAACCACCATTTGACCTAAGATTTCTTGCATATTGAGCGTTTAATTGAGCTTGAGTTAAGTTGCCTCCGGGTTCTAGACCTCTTGCAGCAGATGTTGCTGCATTAGTTCTCATATTAGCTGCTCCAACCGTAAGGCCAGCAGCACCTAATTGAACAGCAGCAGCAGTTAAACCTGAATAGAAAGTGCTATTTACTTGATTTTTGTAATTTTTAATAGCTTGCTGTTTGTCTTTCTCGTATTGAGATCTGTCTTGTAAGTATTGATCAAGCTTTTCATAACGATCTTGTCTTAATCTATTTTGAGGATTATTCTCGTCAGTTAAAGCTGCGGCTGATAGTCTAGAATCAATAGCAAACTCTCCAGAAGTTGGACGATCAGGATCATTGTATAAGAATTCATTCTGCAATGGGCCTATAGAGAATCCTCCAGTTGCATATTTAGGAACAATACCTCCATTTAAAGCTCTTAAATAATCAGAACCGTATTTTTTAACAGAAGACTTCTTGATAACGTATTCGCCGCCACTCATCATAGCGGGTACATCATCTTTCATTCCAGAGCCACCAACAACCATACCTCCAGAATTATAACCTCTGATTAATCCACCATCTTTTCTGCCAGTTGCAGCTTTACCAAAAGCAAATAAAGCATCAACTCCCATCTCTAAAGACTTATCAAGCATTCTATTTAAGATGCCTTGGAACATATCTCTAAATGCATCCTTAAGAGTTTTAGTTCCTTTGATAGCTTCACCAAATGCACTAGCAATACCTGATTTGAAATCAGTTTGGAAAGTGTCGATCAATTGACCAGTGTCTCTAGCAAAATCGGCTCTATTGTAAGTAGTATTCTTTTCTGTTATGGCTCCAATATCTACTCTTCCTTGACGAGCTTCATTTTCGATTTTAGCGTTAGCAAAAGCTGCTCTTTCATCCTTAAAGAAAGTTTCTCCATATGACTCTTTATAATATAAATTATATAACTCTTCTGCGACTTTACCTTCTTGTTCTAAAGTTTTTGCTCTTAATTCAGTTTGAAGCTTAATTAATTCTGCTCTTTTGGCTGTGTCAACTGCATCACCTTTTAAAAGTGCATTTACTTTTTCATTAAGGTCAATAAGTTCTCTTAATAATCTTAATTGGCTAGGAATATCTCGTTTTACACCACCATCTGTCGAAGTTTTTGAACCTTGTCCTGAGCCAGTACCTACTTTAGCATCTACATCCATCAAAGGCTTTTCGGTCGCTAAATTTCTTTCTTTACGAGCGTTTTCTTTTAAAGATTTTATGTCTTCAATAGACATCTGCTGGTTAAAATCTCTAAAAATTTGTTTTGCAAGTCCTTCATAAGTAGTATTTAAATAATCTTGTTTTGTAGGTTCGTTCAATCTAATTAGTTCACTTTTTAAACTTTCCAAAAGTGATTCTAATTTTTTAGGATCACTTCCTTCATATTTACTAAGTTTTTGTAGAGTAGATTTAGCTTCTGTTAATTTAGCTTCTGCTTCAGAAGAAATTTTCGCGCTTTGAATAGTAGATTGCATTGCCTGTTCTTCTGTTTGATATCTTTGCAAGCCAGATAAAATTTCATCCATATCTGTTTGTGGTTGATATCTCTGCAATTCTTTAGTAATTGGCTGTATCTGCGCTTGTCCAACTGTCTTCAAACTTTCTAAATAGCTTTCTAAATCTTTTATTTCTGTTTTTAAAGAGGATATTCTTTCTTTATCATCTATAAATTTTACTCCTTTAGGAAGATCTGTTAAATCTTGTGATTGAGCTATTCTATCAAAAATAGCTTTTCTAGTACCTACGCTTGCAACTGGCAAAAGATTAGATCTTTCAGTTAAAAGATTTGTTCTCTTTGTATCGGTAGCTAATTTATTAATAACATTTTGTAATGATGTAGTTAATGTAGTTAATTTTGTACCTACTTCTCGGGTAATAACAGTATTAAAATTGTCATTTATACTTTTTGGTAATGTGCTTTCTAAAATAGAATTTTGATCTTGGGTTAATTGATTTAAAAATCTAGCTTCTTGTTGTAATACATCAAGATAATTACCCATATTCTCTAACTTAAACTGAGAAGCAATTTGATCTAAAGCAGTTCTTACTGCTCCTTCTTTTGCTTGATCGAAAGCAGTACCTAAAGCAGTTCCTTGAGCTGTTTTTCCTATTTGTATTTCAGTAACTTTACGAGCTAAATCTAAACTATCTCTTATTTGTTGTACTCTGCCAGCAATTGCTGTAGCTGCTAAAGGGGTTAAATCAGATGAGACTTGTTTATTAAACATCTCTCCACTTATATTTGGTCCAATAAAATTATTTGGTAGATTTGGAGCATTAATATTTCTATTTAACTGCAATTGATTTGTTAACACATCAAGCAATTTAAAAGCACTAGATCCTTTTTGAGCAGCATTTCCAATAGTATTTGTTTGTCTTAATTCAGAAACTAACTCAGAAATATTATCAAAAAGATCAGAAACCCCTGTTTTACCAGTTGAACTTAAAGCTTGTGCGCCACCAGCAAAAGAAAGTCTTTGATTTAAGGCTAGTGATTGTTTTTGATATTCTCTTTGAGCTTCTTGAATCTGAATATCTACATCACCTTGAGCCTTTATTTCAGCAAGAGTATTTTTAAATTCTGCAAAAGACACTTCAAGACTCTGTATAAGGACATCTCTTTCTTCAGGCTTGAATTTAGAAAATCCTGTTATACTCTTAATTAAATTTGCTTGAATATCTCCTATGTTTCCGCCAGAAGTTATTTCTTTTAATGATTGAGTAATTAAAGGAGTTAGTTTTTGAATTTGATTTTGGAAAACAAATCTTTCTTGTTGAATAGCGTTTTCAGATTTGGCTCCTTCAATAGCAGGAACAACTTTTGATCTAGCTTCTTCTGATTTTTTAATTATTGTATTTGAAAAAGAATCTAAAAGTTTATTAGAAGCTTCTTGAATTTTAGAATTTTGTCTAGAAGTTATCTCATTTAGATCTAATTGATTTTGGATGTCCGATTTTGAAGACTCACTAATAAATGGAGTAGCTGATTCTAAAAGACCTTTAACTCTAGCTCTTTGGATTGAAACCACGCCTTCTGCTTGAATTTTATTTATTTCTCTAATGGTTTGAGCGCGATTTTTTTCTATATCAATTTGATTAGAAATTTGAAGATTAATATTATTATACTGATTATTTAAAGCTTTAAGAGATTCTTCATTTTCTTTGATTCTTTTTGCATTTTCTGCTGCTATTTCTCCAAGAATTTTTGTTTTCTCAGTAAAATCAAAAACGCTTATACCCGCTTTTTTGATAGAGTCTAATAAAGAACCTAATGCTTTACCATCAAGTTCAGCGAAAGCTTTATCAAGCTGATTAATTATTTCTTCTGGGATAATTGTTTTTTGCCTTAACTGCGCTTTTATATTTTCTGCGCTTTCCTTATTTACAAGCGTCTCAGTCCCTAAACGAGAATTATAAGGCCCGATAATATCTTTATCATAAATCGCTTCGGATTTTAAAGAATCAATAAAATTGCCAAAATCTTCTTTAGCATTTTTACCAGTAAATTTTTTAACTAATTCTTCTGATTTAATAGAAGAAGTAAATAGTCTATTAAATACCTCTTGATCTTTTGGTTTTAAACTGGCTCTGCCAAAAATAGAAGATTGCTTTTCAATAAACTCTGTAATAGCTAATTGACGCTCCAAATTCTTTTGAGTATTAGCCATTTCTTTATTTATATTGCCAATAGCTTCACTAACTTTAGTTATGTCTGAACCTGCGGCTAATACTTTACTTCTGAACTCTTCAGGAATACTATTTAAAGCTTCTGTTAGATTATTTTGAAACTTTAATAGTGCTTCAGGTTTCGTCTTAGGATCATTTAAAGCGTTTTGTAAACCTTCTAAAGAAGTAGAGTAATTTTGAGCGGCACCAGAAAATTCAGAAGATTTTTCTTTTGTCTCTCCTAAAGATTTATTGATTTTATCGATAGCTTCTTCAGCTTTAGCATCTTTAAGTTTTAAAAGAGCAGATCCAAGTCCCGCAATTCCTCCTAGCACCATACCGGGAACACCAAATTGCGCTCCTAAACCAGCAAAAGAACTAATTTCTCCTACACCGGCCATTGCAGCTTTTGCTGTTTTGTTTTCTGGAGAGATGAATTGTCCAGCGACATTTGAAATAACACTGCCGATTAAACCAATTTGAGTGCCCATTCCTCTAACGTATCTATCTGCTTTTCCTCCTGATGAAAAACTGCCTCTTGAAAAGAAAGGAGTTTCTGTTTCGGCTATCTGTCCCTGCATTTGTCTTAATCCCGCCCTAGCTTCTCTAATTCTTTTAGCTTCTTGTTTTCTAGCCTCAACGGTTTGATTTCTTAACTCTTCCAATCTTGCTACTTGTTCTGAAGATGCGGCTTGAGGAGAACTAGTATATGTTCCAAGAGCATCTCTAACGCGAGGCCCCATAACTAAAGGAGCAACAGAAGAACCTTTTTGTTTTAAAGTCTTTGGATCTATATTAGTAAAAGTACTCTTTACTTCGCTTTCAATAGATGATAAAGTTCTATTAAGTGATTGTTTAGCCTTACCCATTTCGCTTGCAAAACTAGCAGCAGCAGATTCATATGATTTTTTTAAATTATCTGAAGTTGTTTTTAGATTCTGGAAATTTCCTGAAACTTCTTTTAAAGCAGTACTAAGAGTTCCAAAAGCGGCAATCAATATAAAAGCATCTGCGCCTCCAAAGTCAGCAAAATTAGGGATATGTCCTTTTGAAGACATTCCTTTTGTCTTAGGGTCTATTCCAGCTTTTTCTGCTAATCCAATTCCACCATTAAGAGAACCTTCTGTGGAGTTATAAACTCCTAATCCCATTGGATTGAAGCTTGTCTTTAGTTTGCTGCTTTGGCCTACTTTAACTTGAGAAGAGGAGTATCCAGCGGCCATCTCTCTTCCTATTGCTTCTTGGACTGCATTAAAATTAGGTATATGACCTTTAGAAAAAGTATCAACTAAAGCCTCTATTGCGAGATCTCCGTCAATAACGGCATCAATGAAAGACTGTTTATCATTTTTATAAAGATCTTTAATTTTGCCTTGAACCAAAGATAAAATATTTTTACCAAAAATCTCCTCTTCTTCCATGCGCCCAACATAGTTACGATTTGAAAATTTTAAATTTGTGCTTTTAGACAACCCTTTTTGTCTATAAGACAATTGAGGATAAGCTATTTTAACTATATCTTCTATTGAAGTTTCTTCTAAAACATAATGCTTTTCTTTATCTTTGTCTCTTAAAAGAGCATATTGTTTTTGAGGAATGACTCTCTTTAATTTGTCGCCTTGTGCTACAATAACAGAAGAGTAAGAATTAACTCCTAGTCGTTTGGCGGTTTTTGAATATCGATCAAACATCTCTTGACCTTGACCCTTTTGATTAGATTCAATGTAGCTGATTTTTAAACCCTTTTCGTAACTACCTGTATTTGGATTGACAAAATTTCCGGGATAGTAATCCAAATGGCTTCCTGTTTCAGGATCAGTTAATGTTCTAAAATTATTCTTTTTATCATTTTCATATTGCTTTCTTTTCTTTAATTTATAAGCAAAATTAGGAACATGACCTTTAGAGAAAGTATCATATAACTCACTTATATAAATCTTACGCGCTTCGACATCTTTTACGAATTCTGGTACATCAGATCCGTATATGCCAGTTAATTTATCTAAGACTGAAGAAAATATTTTTTTTCCAGTAAGAGTTTCCTTTTCAAATGGACTTTTTTCAGTAGATATTTTCATGAAGCTCAGACTTGACTCTTTACTCGTCCCTCTTTCTCTATACATTAACTGAGGATAAGATATTTTTAGAGCATCTCTAAGAGAGAGACCTTCAAGAATATGACGATTTTTCTTTTGGTATTCATTTAAAAGATCATATTTTTCTTTGGGAACAATTTTATTTGTTTGTGGGAGAATTATACTGGAATAAGACCTACGTCCCGAACGCCTAGCTATTTTTCCATATCGATCAAACATTTCATGACCTTGCCCTTTCTCATAAGAGTTAATAAAACCAAATTTTAAAACTTTTTCTGAGTCAACTACTCCGGGGGTATACTCTAAATAACTTCCTGTCTTTTTATCATGAATCTGTCTCTTCGAAGCGGATCTATTGAATCCCGGTTTAGATACTGCATAAGAAAAATTAGGCACATATCCTTTAGAGAAAGTATCTTGTAAATCGTTTATACCTATATTTTTATGTAAAATCTCTTGGATTAAAGTATCTTTATTATTCCCGTAAACATCTTTTAATTTATTTTGTACTTGAGAGAGGATATCTTTACCAGAAAGGTCCTCGTATTTTAAAAATCCAGCATAATCGCGATAGTTTAGTGATAGTTTTGTGTTTTTAGACAAACCTCTTTGTCTGTAAGCCAACTGAGGATATGCCATTTTAACAATATCTTCAAACGAAGTGTCTTCAAGTATAGAATAATTTTTTATCTCGTCTGCGCTTAGTTTTTCCTTTAAATAACCATATTTTTCTTTAGGAATTATTTTCCCTACTCTATCACCTTGTTCTACGAGGAGATCAGAAAAACCTTTAAGTTTTTGTCTCCTAGCCATTTTTGAAAACCTATCAAACATCTCTTGGCCTTGACCTGTCCGCTTGGATCTAATATAGCTGACATTTAAAGATCTTTCTTGAGATTTTGTTTCTTTATTATAAAAATCTCCGGGATAATATCTTAAATAACTTCCTGTTTCAGGATCTGTTAATTCTCTAGTAGATGTTTTACTATATACTGGTTTGTTTATCCTATAAGCGAAATTAGGAATGAAACCAGAAGCTAAATTTGGCAAAGATCCGGGAATAAAATCTGGCAATCTTGCCCTTAAAGCATTCAAGAAAGCTCCTGCTCTTGCTCCTCTATTTTGTCTAGAAACAAA